CAGTCAGACTTTAGATCGTTGGGCTACTCTGACGAATACCTGGATTGGATGGTCTGGCTCTTCACTCAAGTTCATACCATTGGGGGATACTGCGATTACGGCGAACGGGGTGACATATACCCCGAATACGACGGTCCAGTATGCTTTAACTGAGGATGATTTCTTTCCAGGAAATGGCCCTCCGATTATCACCGAGCGTTCTGATCCTGCAGATCGCCCTAATCATGTGAAATTGCAGGTAAAAGATCGTGTGAATGCGTACAACGTCGCATCTGTCGAGTGGCAAGATCAGGGTCTAGTTGATCAGTTTGGGCGCGTAGACAATTCGGTCACAGATGCTTCTGAGATTTGTGATCTCACAGTTGGAAATCTTGTAGCTCAATTCATCGGTCAGCGTGGAGCATACATCCCGAACACATACTCGTTCAAGTTGGGGTATGAATTAGGATCAGGTCTCGAGTTTGGAGATATCTGCACAATCCAGAGTGGAAAGTCTGGCATCCCTAATCCCATTTCTGTTCGCATTCGGACATTGGATGAGGACAACGCCGGAGCGTGGAGCATTCTAGCTGAGGGGATTGTGCAGGGTACAGGAACTGTCGTTCCTGGGAATCAACCATCGAGTGATGGTGGGTTTATCGACACTCAGGTTGATCCTGGCGATGTCAATTTCCCGATGATTTTTGAACCAACGTCAGACTTGACAGCTGGAATTCCACAACTCTGGCTCGCTGCATCTGGTGGTCCGGACTGGGGTGGCGCAGTCGTCTACGTCAGTTTCGACGATATCACATACACCCCGATGGGCGCCATCACATCACCAGCACTACAGGGTCATATCACAACGACCTTGGGTCCTCACAGTGATCCTGATCCTTCTGGAGCGTTCACTGCTGATCTCACATTGAGTGATGGTATCATGGATACCACAGCAACTCATGCAGATGCTGACGCATTCCGGACATTAGTGCTGATCACAAACAATATCCCCGGATTTATTATTCCTCATAATGGAGAGATGATCTCGTACGGTTCTGTGGCTCCTGGATCGGGATCATTTCTGTTCAATATCAGTTATCTACGTCGTGGACTATATGGAACCACGATTGCCAATCATCCGGTGGGTAGCAACTTCTGCAGATTTGATCTAAATGCTGTAGAGGGACTTGGCAATTCTGTCTTCACATATTTGATTCCTTCTCAGTATATCGGAACAACCATCTACTTCAAACTCGCCAGCTTTAACTCCTTCGGAAATGCAGCACAGGATATCTCTCTTCTTAGTTCATACTCGTATGTCTCAAGTGGTGTCGGGTATGGACCTGTGAATGGTCTGCCTGCACAACCGACCGGATTTGCCGGATCTCCGAGTGCGAACGGTGCTCTGTTCTCGTGGACCGCCAATGCGGTCAACGATAATGTCGAGACGTATCAAATCTGGGGAGCCCTCGGGACTGGGACGGCGTTCGGCAGCACGTCTCTCATGTACACGACCAACAGTCTCAACTGTCTGGTGCCAAATCTCACAGCGAACACGGCCTACACGTTCTATCTCGTAGCTGTGAATTCTGTCGGATCGTCCACTCCTTCGGCATTACAGAATGTGACGACGGGCGCAGCTCCCATCACTGGTAGCAGCTATCGCGCCGTCACGTACAGCACGAGCCCGGTCACTCTTCTCAATTCGGACGCCTATGTCGACATCACCAATACATTCGGTCCGAACCTTGTGGTTAAGATGCCCCCTGCACCGACGAGTGGTCAGCGCATTGTGCTGATGGATGCAGGCGGCAACGCTGGGACGAATACTATCCTGCTCAAGAACAATGCTGGATCGACGCAGCTCGACCAGATCATCGTTAATAGTGGTTGGACCAATCCAGAGATGTGGAATGGTTCGACGTGGAGGCAGACGGCATGACAAAGAAAATCTGGCTGGTCGGGGCGTTCATGATATTGGCGACCCCGGTGTTCGGAGGAGGAGTTCCGAACCCCGCAAACATCGATACCCTCCCCGGAAGCGGTCTGACGAATAATGACTTCGTCCTTGGAAGTTCGATCCAAGGATTGAAGGATGCCAGCTTCGCCACAGTCCCGGTCTCAAAGGGTGGAACCGGGCTGACATCTGGAACGTCCGGTGGTATCCTCGGGTTTACAGGTTCAACAACTCTTACCTCGAGCGCTGCACTGACCATCCACGCCATCACAATAGGCGGCGGGGCCGGGGCAACACCCTACCCTCTGGCGAGCCTTGGGAGTACTCATACGCTCCTCCACGGTGGCACGGGAGACCCTACGTGGGGTGCGGTGGACCTTGCCACGGAGACCACCGGGACACTTCCTGCTGGATCATGCCCGATCCCGACGGGAGTAACTCTCGGCTGCGTCTACGCACCGGCGAATCCACCAGCCGCGCACAACTGGCTGACAGGGTATAATGGAACGACGTGGCTCACAGCTCAGCCTGACTATACAGACATCACAGGATTGGGGACAGCCGCTACTCAGAATACTGGAACTTCAGGTGCCACAATCCCGATGCTCAACGGAGCTAACCAGTGGGGCGCTGATCAAATCTTTGCTCCTGGATCATGTTCTCTACCGGGTGTGGCTCTCGGTTCTCCTGGAGATTCAGGATTTTTCAACTATGGTGTATCTGACGATATTGGTTTCTGCGCGGCGGCGCATCTGAGAGCAGTATTCTATGGATCAACGAGTAATGCTCCTGTCGTTTTCGGGAATACAACGGCGAATGTAGTACCGACGAGTATCCTCGGTGGTAATAACGGGATTGAGAATATCGGGACTGTGACACAGTACGGAGCGTACCGGGCGCTCTCGTTGAAGAATACCGCTGGTGGATCTCCGCTTATCGCTCTCTCACACTCGAGATCTGCAACGAATGGATCATTCTCAGCACTCACCAGTGGTGATTTTCTCGGGTTTGTTTCCTTCGGTGGTGATGATGGAGCATCGTACGATACAACCGGAGCTACCATCGTCGCCATATCGAAAGGAACATGGACAGGTGGTGTCGGACCGTCCGATTTAATTCTCGGAGTGCAGAACAATGCGGGGGCGTTGGTGAAGGTCGCCTGTCTCGATGCAGATACAGGCTGGTGGAATGGGAGTGGTGGTGTATCAACCATATGCTCTGGATCAAATTTTCTTGATCGATCCAACAATGCGACATTCCTCAGTGCCGTCTTCGGTTCTCCCACCGGGGGGAACAAGGGTTCTGGAACAATCAATGCAACGACAATCTATCAGAATGGTACCGTACTCGCCACTATTGCGACGAGTGGTAGTGCGAGTGATCTGACGACTGGCACCGTCGCGGCTGCGCGGATGCCAGCCTACACCGGAGATGTGACATCTCCAGTCGGCACAACCGTCAACACAGTTGCGAAGATACAGGGGACCACCGTCTCAGGAACGACTGGCTCCGGCAACGTCGTCTTCTCAGCCAGTCCAACATTCACTGGCACCATCACAGGTGCAAGCGTCGCATTCTCAGGTGCGGGCGGTACATGCACGAATCAGTTTGTTCGGATCATATCCACAGCTCTAATTCCGACATGCAACACGGTCAATCTTGCATCTGACGTTACCGGAACTCTCCCATCAGGATCATTTGGTCCACTGACCGGAGACGTCACAACTTCTGGGTATGCGGCGACAGTTGCGAAGATACAGGGCACCGTCGTCTCTGGAACGACCGGATCGACCAACGTCGCATTCTCAGCATCACCAACATTCACCGGCACAGTCCAGATGGCTGCGAGCCATTCCTCCGGCAGCTCGTTCATCGACGCTGACTTCTACTGGACTAACGACATTACACCCCCGCTCATCACAGCAAATCAGGACGACTATGCTCCAACTGGCAACGCGACGGCAGTCGTCTTTCGTCTCTCAGGTGATGTGACTCCTCGTACAATCACGGGATTGGCGGGAGGGGCCGACGGGCGTCTCGTCATGTTTATCAACGTGGGAGCAAACAATCTGATTATTGCGACGGACAATATAGGATCATCTGCAGCCAACAGATTCCGTCTGGGAACGAGTACCGATATCACACTCACACCAGATGATACGATGGTGTTTGAGTATGATGCTACAGTATCCAGATGGCGTTGGGTCAGTTCTCAGCTCCCCACACCTGGTCCTGCTCAATTAGGTGGTATCAACTCAGCACCATGCACCGGAAGCAATTGGGTGAAGGGATATAACTCGACAGGATCGGCGACCTGCACTCAGCCAACCTATGGTGATATCTCCGGTCTCGGCACGGCTGCGACTCAGAATACTGGAACATCTGGTGCGACGTTACCATTCCTCAATGGTGTGAATACGTGGTCGGCAGCGCAGACATTCAGTAATGGTGCGACGATCAACAGTGGTCTCACCCTCGGTACTCCTCTGACGGGAGCGAATGGTGGCACAAATAATGGATTCATGCAGTTCAGTGGCCCAGCATCAACACTGAAAACGTACACACTTCCGAATTCTACCACTACTCTACTCTCACTTCTTGACATCAACGTAAATGTCGCACCGGCGACCAGTGGCTCCACAGTTCTTCTCGGAAATGGTACTGGTGGATTTGCGAACTATACTGGAGTGACGTGTACGGGCCAATTCATCAGAGCACTTAACTCTTCTGGTGGTGGATTGTGTGCCGCCGTCAGTCTTGTTGGGGACGTTTCTGGCATACTCCCGATCGCCAATGGTGGGACGAATGCGTCGACGACTTATGGCGCTCTGACAAGTCTCGGAGTTCCGCTGCACGACATACTGGAAAATCCATCATTCGACGTCTGGCAGGAGAATACCACCTATTCTCCGAATACAGGTGCAAATACATTCATCGCAGATCGATGGAAGGTTCGTACATTTACAACGGCGACTAATGGATCGAGAACTTTCTCACAAGTTGCTGGTTACTCGGGAGCGCAGTTCGCACTGAAGATACAGAGAGCAGCGGCGAATGCTGAGACAGCGCAGGCGACCGTTGGTCAGCAGATATACACCAAGGATTCAATCCCACTGCAGAGCACAACACTGCACCTCGCGTGTGATGTCAAGTGGGGAGCGAATTATAGCCCCAATGGATTGAATGGTGTTCTATTCTCTGGTACAGGTATAGACGAGACAGTCAATCTGAATGGTGGGTTCGCCACTGGAGCGGCGTCAGCAAATTTCTCGACAGTTCCAACTTCATCTGTTGGGAATACGACACATGCAGATTTTGGAACCGTGGCCGTTCCGTCAACCGAGACAGAACTTGCTGTGCGAATTTCGACCAATACGTGGATCGGTACGGCTGGAGCGGATGATAGTGTATCCATCACCAACTGCAATCTCACCGTCGCAACGGGTGATGTCCCATATTCTAAGCCACAGTACGAGGTCGAGCTGCGTAACGCTCAGTTCACATATCGTAAATCTTTCACATATGCGACTGTTCCAGTTCAGAATGCTGGAGCACTGACAGGTGAATCTCTGTGGTCTGCCGGTGTCGCTGGAGCAGCCGCCGAGAAGTATTACGTCTTCTTCGGTAACACGATGCGTGCAGCACCAACGATCACATTCTATAACCCGGCTGCTGCGAATGCGAATTGCCGGGATGAGACAGCGGCGGCGGATGGAGCGGCGGGAGCATCCAGCAATGTGTCGGAGAAAGGATTCTTCATCACGTGTAACGGCAACGCGGCGACAGCGGTCAACAATACGATGGGGATCCATTGGGTCGCTGACATTCGCCTTTAACCCTTGTGCAGAAGGTACTTCTGCTGTATGATTCACATTAACGGAGATCACAATGATCCTCATGGTAGCGCCGGGTCCAAACATCAACTACGGACCACTTGGTTCAGGGGCGACCTACGTGTCGGACGCTCTCAGTCTCATCTACATCTACAATAACTCGACGGCTGATCAAGCATCGCTGACAGCACTCGGCGTCTCACTTCTCGCTGCGTTCGGACCTCTCGGTAGTCTGGGATTTGCTCTTCTCACAGATCTGTATTCTTTTGATACGACGAACCATATGCCGAAGTTTACCATCGCGACAGTTTTCAACGATGGTGGAAACAACGGGACATGGTACAAGACCGGAAACGGCAATGGCTCGGGCAACTGGACACAAGGTTCAACGGCGACGCTGGTAGGGCTCAGCACAGCGCTCACCACTGAGACAACGAATCGTACAGCGGCCGACACCGTACTCACGAACAATCTCGCGACAGAAGTCACCAATCGCACAAATGCTGATACGGCGATTGCCGCAACTGTGACGACTGAGGCATCAACACGCGCGGCTGCCGATACAGCGTTGACGATCGCGCCACATACGGCTGCGAATGGTGATGTTCTAGTTGCGAATATCTCCAATCTTCCGACCAACACATACAGCAACGGAGCGGCTGGTGTCGGCTCGACGATAACGTCAAATGTGAATGGTGCGTTCCCTACGGTTGACGGTGTGGCTCCTGTGTTGAATATGAGATTCTTCTATAAGGTCGCCAATGTCGCCGCTCGCATGGGAATCTATATTCTCAACGTACTCGGGGATGCTGGGACACCGTGGCAACTCACTCGTGATACTGACTGCGACACTCCATCAAAAATCTCTGGCATCTACTTCAACGTCACCAGCGGCACAATAAATGGAGGGAAGCAATTCTTCTGTCCACTACCGACGCCAGCGATCTCGATCGGTTCAACCGCAATCATTCTCACAAGGAGAGACTAGCCCATGACACCAGTCGTCACCAGTGTTAAATCACCATTCACCTCTAAGGTCAACTGGATACTGCTCGCAACTGCTCTTTTGGATGTTGCCAATCAGGCACTTCCGATCGTCCCGGCGGCATACCAGAGTCAAACTGGAGTCTACATCACACTCGCCGGCGTCGTGCTTGGTATCATCACCAAGACGTTCTACACGACATCTATCTCGTCAGCCTCAGTGCCGTCGAACGCTCCAGTTTCAACCGTCACACACGATGAACATGAGCAGACGGAAGCGCTCAACATCTTACAACTCAAGCACTAGGGGATGAGTAGGTGTGGAATTTCATCATAACTCTGGCTCAGGCGTTGAGACCCCCACTGAATGACGACCCAATATCACAACTTCGCTGGAGATGGACCGTCGTCGTAGTTCTCATCGGAATTATGGGCTCTGGGATTATCGGGGCTGCGTGGATACGGGGTGATCTCCCGGGTCTGTCCGGGGTGGCGCTGGCGGATAATCTCACAACTCTTGATACGAAGATTACCATTCGTCAGAATAATCTGGAGCAGAAACTTCTCACCGTTCAGAAGAAAGAAGATAAGAAGATTGACGCCGTCACGGTGTTGATCATCCAGGCCAATCTTCATCAAGTACTCAAGAATCGCTGCGTGGCAATCTCCGCTCACAACCAACTTGCTCTCGAGAGTGCGAACCAGAGTATTGAGGAGTACGACGATCAATTCCGAAACATTAAGGGATACTCATTTCCAGAGATTGTTTATCCCTGTAGTGTGCTGCTCATCGGTCCCGACGGACACTAGTCACACGAAACTGTCGAGCGCATAATGTCAACACCAACAGAGGAGTATTCATGATACGATCACTACTGAGAGGCACTGCGGTCATCGCTGCGCTCACTCTCGGAGGCTGCGGGACGACGGCTCAGTGGACTGCCGACGCAGCTCAGTCACTATCAAGTTCAACGCCAACGCAGGCGACGAACTTGGCAGACGCCAACATCATCTCCACAGGCGTTCACAAGTCGATCACCCAATTCGCAAAGAGTGGGTACGCGACGGCTGCTCAGCTTCACACTACGGACGACTTCAACGAGCGGCTCAACACGGCGATGAACAACCTCAACGCCGCCAACTCAGCGAATGAGAGCATCTACGTTGCAGCACTCAACGAAGTGCTGAAACAGTGGTTCTCCTACGCTACATCGGAAGGGATATCACACTGATGTTACAGACTGGACAGGGAGCCACTCTTTCAACGTGGCAGACGGTTGCCGACGACGTCAACAAAATCTTCGGCGCGGTGCAGCCCTATCTTCCAGCCGTGGAGGCCGTCGCCAGCGCGACAGTTCCTGGAGCGGCGCTCGCGATCGACATCGCCGACAAGGTTCTCCAAGGCTACTTAGCTCTGGAACCGACGGCGGTGGAACTCGTCACCCAGATGCAGAGCGGCACGCCCGTCACGGCGGCGCAGCTTCTTCAGTACCAGAACGAGCGCTCGGCCGCGTACCTCGAGGCCAAGGCGGCGGTCGCTGAAGCACTGGCGAAGTTACCGTCATGAGTCTGGCAACCTTCATTCTCGTACTGATCGCCGTGGGCGTCGTCCTGTGGTTGATCAACACCTACATCCCGATGGATCAGAAGATCAAGAACATTCTGAACATCGTGGTCGTGGTAGTCATCATTCTGTGGGTGCTTCAACTCTTCGGATTACTCACAGTCTTTCAGGGTATTCATGTAGGACGCTAGACGAGCCACGTCCTGTATCCATCACCCATGATAGTTGCCGCGATATCAATCTTCTTACGCAGCGCGGCAACTATCTTCTCCTCAACTGTCCCACGACAAACTAAGTCCACATAAGTGACAGACTTCGTCTGTCCACTTCTGTGGGCTCGATCCTCCGACTGCATTCTCTGCTCTAGGTCGTAACTGTTCGAATAGTAGACGACCGTGCTTGCAGCCGTAAGAGTGATCCCGTACCCTCCGGTCTGAGGGTTCCCCACGAAGAACCTACAGGTTTCATCGTTCTGAAACCTGTGGACAGCCGTACCACGATCCTTACTCTCGACATCCCCATAGTACTGAACGACTGATTCCGCCCCATACTCCTTCTCCAGCGCAGCCGTCACATTCTCGATATCACGCCTGAACCGACACCAGATGATCACCTTCCCTCCAGCCTCCTCCACAACTTCCATGAGTGTATCAACTCGATTACTCGGTAAGTCGTGCTCTGCACCCAACTCATCCTTCACGTGACCACAGAGAATCTGCTGGAGACGGAGTATCTGGACGATCACCTCTGTCGCCGTTATGTGTCCCTCATCCTCAGCAAGGGCGACCGTGGCATTCTTGCGGAATTCATCGTATAGGCGACGCTGCTCCCCGGTCAGCTCAACATCCCTCGACGTATAGATTTTTGCTGGAAGATCAAGACACTCGTCCTTTCGAACGCGGAAGGAGTGCGGGGAGATGCGCTTCGTGAGGTCTTCAATCTCACGGTACCCGACGACCAGTTGGACCTTGCGTCCACCGAAGCGTTGTTCCTTCATGATCGCGTAGCGGGCGCGGAAGCTGTAGAAACTGGAGAAGCCGAGCATCTTTTGACCGAGAAAGTCAAACTGACTGTAAAGGTCGAGCGGGGAACGCGTGACCGGGGAGCCGGTCATAATCCGCCGCCACTTTGCAGAGCGTCCTAACTCGACCACCTTCTTTGTGCGCCGCGCGCTCGGGTTTTTGATGAACGTGCTCTCGTCCACACAGATGATCGTCGACTGATGTGCGTTCATGAATTCTTCGGCTGCGTCGTAACCTCTAGTCCCAGCGGACAGAGCTTCGACGTTCATTATGAAGATCGCGTACTTGTCGGTCTTACACAATGCCCGAAGTCGGTCATTGTAGTCCTTCCCTCCTGAATTCCACGCCAATATTCTCGTATTCGCAAGAATACTGTTCGGCATGTGGACCGGCATTTCAATGACGTCCCAGTTGCGATATACTCCCTTGGGAGCTAAGATAAGAGCGCTGTCCGCATCTCCATTCTCGAACATCTCGCACATCTCATCCAAGAATACCTTGGTCTTCCCAGTTCCCATTTCCATAAGATAGGCGAAGGCTGCACGGCCACGAGCTGTCTGTCTCGCTCGCGTTTGGTGCGCGAACGACTTTGTTTTCTCCTGATACAATGGGTGCTCCTGTTTGATCCTGGACAGTGTAATATCCAGCAACCTCAGGCGCAAGCGGGGTAGCTAGGTGTCAGCCAACCTTCAAACGAGACTGTGCGGCCTCCCTACAGGGCGGGTTTTTGTCCAAAACATACACGATATAGGTTTTTATCTTCAAAATTACAAAAACACTCGCGCGCGGGGGTAAACTGAGTTTCAATGTAAAATGGGATAGTCAATGTAAAATGTATTTCTCCCGTGTTTACAGTGACTTACGAGAACCAATATCCCCTTTACTTTTGTTTCAGGTATTCTGAAAAATTTTTTGCCTCGCGGGCGCTCGCGCGTAAAGGGCCATAGGATATTGCGCCGCTTCACGATGAAGGTGTTGTCGAACTGTTGCATTCCCCCGGCGTCGGAGTGCATAGTGCTGGTTGCACCGTCCCCACTACGCTCATTCAGATGGACAGCCCGTTCGCATGAATGGGGGACGGTGCAGCCGAAAACAGGAGACTACCGTGGATGATGAAATTGTAGGCTTCACCGACGCACCGTCGGTGGAGGAGAGTAGGTCTCTGACCGAGCTAGGTCAAGAACTGCTGGATGTAGATACCGCCATTTCTTCCCTTGAGTCACAACTCAAGGAAAGAAAAGAACGGCGTCAGGCGCTGGTGATGCGCGAGCTGCCGGACTACATGACCAAGATTGGTCAGGACCGAATTGGCCTGGAGGCATCTGGGGTCGATCTCGTACGCGAGGCGTATTATCACGCCAACATTGCAGCAGACTGGGAGCCAGAGAAGCGCGAGACTGCGTTTCAGTGGCTCACGGATAATGGTCATGAAGACCTCATAAAGACGACCTTTACCATGCAGTTTCCGCGAAAGATGTATGCGGTCGCCGTGTGGCTCAAGAAGGAGGTCGCAAAGCTGAAGTTTCCCGGCAAGACTAAGAAGGGAGACATCGAAATGCCTGAGGCAGTCGTGACTCTGGGCGTACCGTGGAATACCCTGACGGCATTCGTCAAGGAACAGATCGAGAAGGGGGAAGCACTCCCGCTCGAAACACTCGGCGCAACGGTCGGGTGGATCGTCAAAGTCAAACAAAGGAAATGAGGAATACGATGGCACCAAGAAAGCAGGAAGTAGCGACAGTCGCGCCGAAGGCGTCACTGCCGTCCCGTTTTGAGGATATTACCGACGAGGCAAGACTGGCCGAGTTGGAGGGCGTCGAGGGCGCGGGCCTATCTGACAATGTCGAAGATCGTGGCATACCACGAATTGCCATCGCTCAGAAGGGCAGCAAGCAGGTCAACAAGAAGGAGCCGAAGTTCATCGACGGGCTCGAGGTCGGCAACGTGTTCAACACGCTGACCGGCGAGATGTGGGATGCCGAGGGCGACGGCCTTCCGATTCTCCCATGTTTCATGCGAGTGATCTGGAATCAGTGGACACCGCAGGATCAGGGTGGTGGATTTCATGGATCACATCCGCGCGACTGCAACAAGGCGGCGATGGGTGCAAAGCCGAGGGAGGGGCGCAGAGACATCTTCGACTTACCCAACGGCGATGAACTTGTCCTGACGCACGACTACTACTGCGTTCTTCCAGAATCATGGACCCACGTTGTGATCGGCATGAAGTCCACCGACCTGAGCGCATCACAGACACTTCAGGGTCTCATCGGCGCCCGCAAGGCGATGATCCAGAACCGTATGATCCAACTGCCCGCGTACGAGAAGGTCTTCACGCTCAAGACCGTCTACGACAAGAATGACTCTGGCGACTGGTATCGCTACATCGTGTCAATCACGGGCGACAACGGCGATCCCAATCTTCGTGCGTACTGCAAGCAATTCGCGATGGCCTGCGCTCGTAATGAAGTCAAGGCATCGGCGCCTGATTCTGACGGTCCAGTTGCCGCTGGTGGTGATATTCCGGTCTAGTTGCTCTCCTGTTTCTATACCGGAAGCCAACGGCCCTCCTCGCCCCACGCGGGGAGGGCCCGAGGCAGTCTCATCACTAGGGCTGGAAAATGTCAGACGCTGCGTCAAGAATGATGCGGTTGTTCGCGAGTTATGCCGAAGCCTACGGAACATACCAGACTCCGCAAGGAAAACAGCGCGCGAACGGCGTAAAGATGGAAATTAAGAGTTCCGCGAGAACTGTTCGCGAAACACTCACCATTGACATATGGACCGATCATCTATCAGGGCATAAGCCGCTGGGGATCATCCCTATTCAGAACGGTGACGTGTGCGAGTGGGGCTGCATCGACGTAGATCGCTACGACATCAACTTAGGTGAGATCGCTACTCAACTTGAGAAGGCGAAATTGCCGCTGGTCGTGTGTCGATCTAAGAGTGGTGGGGCTCACATCTACATATTCTTCAGCAAACCAATAGATGCCGGAGAACTTCAGGAGAAATTGCGGGAGATCGCAGTTTCACTGGGTTTCGGCGACTGTGAGATATTCCCGAAGCAGACGACCGTGCTGCGCGAGAAGGGTGACGTTGGGAATTGGATCTGTGCGCCGTACTTCGCAGGTGACGAGACCGCGCGCTACAGTATCAAGCCGGGAGGCCAAGGAAGAACTCTCGATGAATTCCTCGATTACGCGGAGAAACTCCGTGTGTCACCGAATGAGTTCCTCACCGTAGCCGCCTCCCCGGCCCACGACGAAAGTCTGGATGGTGGACCTCCATGTCTTCAGCACCTGACCACCTCGGGGTTCCCAGAGGGAACTCGAAACAACGGTCTATTCGCACTCGGAACTTTCTGCAAGAAGAAGTTTGGGGATGACTGGGAGCGAGTTCTAGAGGACTACAATCGGAAATTCATGCAGCCACCTCTGAATACGGAGGAGGTCGCAGCAGTCGTCAAGTCTCTTCGTAAGAAGGACTACAACTACAAGTGTTCAGACAGTCCGTGCGTGAATCACTGCAATGCGATAGTCTGTAAGACGAGACGCTTCGGGGTAGGCGGGGGAGAGGAGTGGCCGAACCTGTCCGGTCTGTCTGTTCTGGAGACAGACCCGCCGATATGGTTCCTCACAGTCAACGGTCAGCGCATTGAGCTGGGTACCGATGAACTCATCATGTATCGTCGATTTCACAAGGTCTGCGTTGAGCGCCTGTATCTGTGCTTCTCGATGCTGACGGAGAAGGTGTGGGCGCAGCAGATTGGGACACTCATGAAAGAGGTGATAAAGATAGAGGCACCTCCAGAGGCTGGTGTCAAGGGACAATTCTTGGAACTCCTCCAAGAATTCTTGACCAATCGTCACAGGGCTGAGACGCGCGAGGAGATAGCTGAGGGGAAGCCGTGGTTCGATGATGAGAAGCGTCTGTACTACTTCAGACTACAAGATCTACACAACCATTTGATCCGGAATAAGTTTGACGAATTCGGCCGCAACCAGATCGCAGCTATTCTGCGTGAGATGGGTGGGAATCAGTACATGGTCGTCCGTGGTAAGGGGATGAATACGTTCTGTGTTGAGGAGCGGCACCTTGATGGTAAGATGTCGCCAGCCTCGCTGCCACCAAGTCTGAGGGAACCAATATGATCCGCCCAGCTTGGACTCGAAGAGTCAAGGTGGGTGATATCCTCACCAATCAGAAAAATCGTCGTGTCGTTAGGGCTGTATCATATAGACCAGATGGTTCTCTACACGCTGTCTGTTTCGCGATCATGCATTGTTCATGGACGACACGCTGCTATACGACCTACATCTACAATGATCTATTGGCAGCGGGGTATGCCCCAACTGGGAAGAAGATAAGATTGGATCAACTAATTGATCGTAAGATTGCACGTGATCTGGAGTACGTGCATCGTCATAACCAGAAACTCGACTGCTGCGACGTGAGAGGTGTAATGTGAGAGACCGACGCGACGGCCTAATCATCAAGGTGGAGCACGGCGGGCGAGTGTTCGATGTCGGGTTCTACGAGAACCCGGATACAGGGCGATGGGCCGAGTGCTTCTACTCGCGAGCTGGGAATATCAAGCAAGGCTCAGACTTCGACGCTCTGCTGTCGGACGCGTGTATCGCCGTCAGCAAACTCGTCGAGGCGGGTCACACATTCGCATCGCTCACGTTGACATTTGGGGAGGATCGGGCTCCCGGTCAGGACCGCGGTCCTCCCAGCAGCCTACTCGGTGCGATCTGTGCAGCAGGAGCGAAACTTGCCTGAGGTTATCTACGGTCCTCCTGGAACTGGAAAGACAGAAAATCTTCTCAAGATTGTTGAGGAGGAGATGGCGCGCGGGACGCCAGCGGAGAAGATTGGGTTTATCACATTCACCAAGAAGGGGGCGCGAGAGGCGTCTGACAGAGCACGAGCGAAGTTTGGACTCTCCGAGTCCCAACTCCGCTACTTCTCCACAATCCACGCCATCTGCTTTCGGTCCTTGGGCATGTCCAACGGCGACGTGCTCGAGGGTAAGAAGATGCGTGAGTTCGGCGACTGGATCGGATACGACGTCTCCGAGTTCAGAGCGTCGGACGAGGGTTCTACCTTCGGTTTCTCGCCTGCCGACCGTGCGCTGTTCATGGAGAATCTAGCACGAGTGCGCTGTATCTCGCTCAGAGCGCAGTATGACGAGGATGATGATGGGCTCCCGTGGGATATGGTGGATAAGATCAGTCGGGGTCTGGCGCAGTTCAAGAAGGATCGGCATCTACGTGACTATACCGACATGCTGGAGGAATTCGTCGAGGCTGGCTGGCATCCTCATCTGGAAGTGCTGCTTGTGGACGAGACGCAGGACTTGAGTCTTCGGCAGCATGAGGTCGTGCAACTGCTGGCGACAGGATGTCGTCGCGTGGTCTACGCCGGTGATGATGATCAGGCGATATATCGGTGGGCTGGCGCCGATGTCGACAGCTTCATCGACATGGAGGGATCGTCGCGCGTGCTCGGTCAGTCTTGGCGCGTCCCCCGCCTCGCCCAGCAGGTTGCAGACTTTATCATCGGTCGTGTTCATAATCGTCATGAGAAGGAGTGGAAACCTCGCCCTGAAGAAGGTGAGGTCGTTCGAGTCATGAAGCCTTGGGACGTTGATTATGGAGGCGAAGACGTCCTGATTTTAGGACGTAATGCCTCCATATTAAAACCCGTGATGCGCGGTCTAGAGCGAGACGGTGTAGTCTACGAATTCCGCGGCCATCCATCAGTCCGCTCATCGCTGATAGAAGCGATCAGCTCGTGGGAGTCCTTACGATCAGGAGCTGAAGTGAGCGTCGACGAGGCGATAAAGGTCTACGAATTCATGTCCAGCGGTCGCGGCGTTGCCAGAGGTCACAAGAAGCTTCCAAACTTCACCGCAGATGAGCGAGTTAATCTCGCTCAGTTGCGAGGTCAGGGCGGTCTGCAGACCGATACAATCTGGCATGATGCGATGGACCGCATTCCAGATGATGAGAAGAACTATATCATCAGAGCGCGGCGAGCGGGAGAGAAACTTCGTCGGAAACCACGAGTCAGAGTCTCAACAATTCATGGGATTAAGGGCGGTCAGGCCGAGCACGTGATAATCCTGAGGGACATGGCTCCTCGCACGCACGCAGAGATGCGGCTGCATCCGGAGGATGAGGCGCGCGTCTGGTATGTCGCCGCTACGCGCGTAAGGCAGAAGATGACCATCGTAGCACCGGGGACCAGTCTCTCGTACGATATGTAAAATAATTTGGACCGAGGACTTGCATTGGGCCTTTTCTTGGAGTAAGTTATGTCTATCAGACCAGTGACGGTCCAACCCAAGAGAATGGAGAAGTATCATGGCGAAAGCCGCAAAAGCCGCAGAACCCACAAATCCCGAAGTGAAGCCGCCCGCAGCGGCGAAAGAGCCGAAGCCCGCGAAGGAGAAGGTCGAGCGCAAGGTCGGCGGTCACGCCCTCACGGCGGTGATCACGATGGGCAGCAACAAGGAGGGAATTCCCTACGGTCCCAAGAACAACCCGAAGCGCGCGAACTCGGCGTCGGCCGACCGCTTCAATCTCTACAAGGGCGGCATGACGATCGAGAAGACGTTGGCCGCTGGCGTGACGTCGGGCGACATCCTGTTCGACAGCGACCCGAAGCGCAAGTTCATCGAGATTACGGACTAATCGCCGGCGATATCACGTTACAGAGCCCTCGTGCGTCGAAAGATGCACGAGGGCTTTTTCGTACCTATCGTCTGAGTTTATACTTTAGGCTGCACCCACAGAGGAGATATGAAAATGGACGTGAGAGTTATCCAGAGTGCTGAGACAACTGTGAAGAAGTATGTCTTCACAAAGGAGGACGCAGTTCTCGAGGCTGTCCTCTACAAGTATCCAGACTACGAGTCCAGAACAGTCATCTGCTGTTCGACGATGAGTGGTTGCCCCGTCGGCTGTCGCTTCTGCGGCGCTGGTGACTATTTCGTTGGCTCATGTACCGGCGATGAGATCATGGAGCAGGTCGAGCGCTGCATTCATGATACCGGGGTTGAAGTCTCGAACATTCAGCGGCTCCAGATCATGTTTATGTCGATGGGAGAGCCGCTGCTCAATCGGAGCGGTATGCTCGACGCTCTCCCCCGGCTGTATCGTGCATACCCGAACGCGCGGCTGCTCATCTCTACAATCGGACCAAGGATCGACTACGGTTGGGTCAACTCTATCTCAGCAGCGATACCAACAATCGGTCTTCAATTCTCCATTCATGAGTCAACCGATGAGGCGCGCTCCAAACTCATCCCATTCCAGAAGAAATTGACCATTCAGGAAATTGCCGTCGTCGGTGATCGATGGGCACACGTGACCGGACGTCGTCCATTCTTCAACTACTGCGCGGCCGATCACAACTCTGGTGATATTGACGCAGACCGGATTGCGGCGGCACTGACACCTTCGACGTGGGAGGCAACAATCTCTGTCATCTGCGAACGCAACGAGGGCCTACCAGCGCGGAATCAGCATCAGCGTGATCTTGCTGAGGATTTCGCCGGGAAGCTTCTCGCGCGTGGGTTCAACGTGCGCGTCTTCGACCCAGCCGGTCAGGATGATATCGGCGGCGGCTGTGGTCAACTCTGGTTTGTGCAGGACTGGATGGAGAAGCATCCCGGTCTGGCTCATCCCAGCATTGGACACGGTCGTCCTAAAGTTCACGTGCCGGCGATGGTGCAGCATGGCTGAGCCAGTCACTCTAGTCCCCACACGCCCAGATGCTGAGATAGCGGCGGGGCATCGTGAGAAAATCATACAGGCTGCTCAGGTCCTGTGTGCTGCGCTGACGGACTGCAAGCGCGACGGCTTCGACGTCGGAGTCAACTTTGGCCTCGTCACAGTCTACCCTCCGACCGTTGGGCTCTCCAACGTCACAATCTCAAAGGTGTTCTGATGGCCGACATATCCCAGTTCTACACATACCTCCGCGAGCGTGAGTCCATCCGCCGACGACGCATGGCAGCCGGAGCGCACCCTCCTTTCACGGACGACCCAATCCTCCGACAGTACAAGTTCACGAACGTGCGGCGTGAGTATGATCGTACGTCGTACATGCTGAGAAGAATATACGACAAGCATCAGGATGCCCCGCGCAAACTCATCCTCTTAAACTGCGCCATCGCTCGATACTTCGGGACCAGCGAGTTCTACGAGGCGCTCGGGTGGCAGGATGACTTCAATCCTGACAAGATCAAGTCACTCGCGAGCGAGCGCCTTCGCTCTCGTCAGCGCGTCTTCACAGGCGCATACGTCATCACCAATCAGGGTATCAGCGCTCCGAAGGAGGAGGTGGTCACAGACATCTTCCTGAAGGGACTGTGGAGCATGGCGACGACTGGCGGACTGTGCAATCTCATTCGTGATGGTTTGAGTTGGGAGCGCACGGTGCGTCAGATGGCTGAGATTCAGGGCTTTGGCGGCACCGGCTTCATGGCGAAGGAGGTAACTCTGGATACCATGTACTTCACATCATTCTGGCCCGATAAGTCAGAAGACGGGAAAAGTCTCCCGTCTGACTATTGGTCCTGGACTCCCATCGGACCGGGTGCGCGGCGCGGACTCCAACGTCTCGACATGTCTCCCACTCTTTCATGTCTGTTACAAGTCAGTGACTCACAGGATACAGTCTATACTGATCATGAACGACTCGTCGTATTCTGGCCTATGGACTGGGGGAAACTATCACCGACGGACATACAGTTCGGACTGTGCGAGTTTGACAAGTACGAGCGGACGCGGCTGGGCGAGGGTCGGCCTCGCTCACTGTTCAAACCGAGGAAGGACTGACAATGCGCAAGTTTCTGGTATTCTGGTACGACGGTGACTGGCAGCGCGTCAGTATCGTTCACACTGACAAAGAACCGACGGAAGACACGCTCAAGAAAATCCTCGAGAATGAGACTGATGGGATAATCAACGGCGTCGTGCAACTCAACGGTCCGGACGACCAGCTCTATGTCAGAGTTAATGATGAGGAAGTCATTGATCCTGAAAATGTGTACGAGAAATGAAGACCGTATTTCTCGGCATGTCTAACCCTCAGGGCAACCCCCCGCTCAGCCTTGAGCCCAAGGGAGGAGCTGGATGGAGACTGCATCAGTTGGCTGAGGAGGGATTGGGTCGTCCGATACCTGTAATATCATGGCGAGGGACCTTCCACTTCACCAATATGCTGCCGGGGCGGGAGTGGTCCTACGCCAAGGCTAAAGAGGCCGCACCGATGCTTCTTGAAGGGCTGCGCGGTCGGCGATTGGTGTGCCTTGGCGGCGGCGTGCTGGCAGCACTGAGACTTCCAGGAGTGCTCCCCTGCGCATGGGGGCACTCGGTTGCTGAAGACCGTCGGGTCATCACCTACGCGCTTGTGCCACACCCCTCAGGACGGAATCGTTTTTATAACGATCCCGTACAGCGAGGGCTGGTGGCGAAGTTTCTGTCTGGGCTATACTTACAGGCATTGGAGGAGCTGGGTACATGAAGATATATATTCCGTCGCTCGGACGTGCTGCGCGCGTCGGTGAAGGGCCGGTGCGGCAGATGCCGGAGCATCTGCGGCGCGACGTCTCTTACGTCGTGCTGCCTGAGGAAAGTATCCGCTACGCTCAGGCGCTCTGTGATCTACGCATGAGCGGAGTGGATGTACTGGAGTGTCCACACCAGAGTCGTGATGAACTCAACATTGCGAAGGTGAGGGAGTGGATCGGGCATCTTGCCCGAAAGTGCGGGCACGCCACTTTCATGGTCCTGGATGACGATATACGGTTCATCGTCCGGCGCTACGCCGACAGCACGCAGCTCGAGCCAATAGACGATAAGGGGTTCGCTGTGATGATGGAGTGGGTCGAGGAGTTGCTGAAGACCTACGCTCATGTCGGCATCGGAGTACGGGGAGGGAACAACAACGTCGGGACTGGCGACGCGCCGCTGCTGACAGAGAATACCAGAACGATGCGCGCCTTGGCGTACAGAACGGACGACTTCCTGTCCGTGGAGCACGGACGCGTGCAGGTCATGGAGGACTTTGATGTCAACCTTCAGCTCCTCCGTAAGGGGCTGAAGAATTGTAACATCAACTACTGGTGTCAAGACCAGAAGATGACGAACGCAGCGGGCGGCTGCTCAGGTCTGCGGACACACGCGCTGCACGAGGCAGCAGCCGTCCGATTGGCCGAATTGCATCCCGGCTTGGTGGCACTACGTCAGAAGAAGAATAAGACAGGCGGCGAATTCGGCGAGCGCACCGAGGTGACTATCCAGTGGAAGCGAGCGTTCAATGCGGGACCATGATGTCTATCAAGTCCACTACACTCAGAAGCGCACGATGGGGCGTTGGGAGGCAGAGGACCACTTTGAGGTGACTGGATATTCTGAGGAGGAACAATTCACAGAGTACTACGTTGCTTCAAATAAGGAGATCGTACGAGCGCACTTTCTGTATTGGGCGCAACACAGAGGTGGAAAGGAAAATCCAGTGAAACTAGTCAGCATCGAGAATCTCGGTCGTGCTAACATAATTCTGGAGATGAAATGACCAACTTTGACAAGATCTGGCCGTCGCCGGAGACATGCTCTTGCATGGCTTCCGATGAGAGGCAGGCTGAGATACTCGGACTGGCGGAGACGGCGGCGCTGATGCTCGTGGAGGGCGCGTCGGCGGATGCAATCTGCGGTCCGATGCTTCCGCACTTTCTCGGAATGGTGACAGCCTTCGCGATGGGTTACTACGGGAAGATGACGGACCAGCGGCAGATGGAGCTACCGCTGCTCCAATATCCGTGTGTAGCCGCCGGATGCGCCGTGGCACATACGACGACCACAGCCATGATCACTGAAACCAGAGTGGGGAGTTGTTGATGCGTGTACTGACTGGTAGGAATGTGAACGATCTGTACGCTCTGGGTCGAGCCTTACTCGACTCAGAAGGTATAAAGTCGAAGAGCCGTGCCGGAGACGTACTCGTCTGTCCGTGGCCGGTGGTTTCCGTGTACGCAAAGCCCACGGAGCGAGTTCTCTTTGACTCGCTCCGCGACGCCAATCCATTCTTTCATTTGATGGAGGGCATCTGGATGCTGTCGGGGTCAGACAATGGAAACTGGCTCAACCAATTCGTCGGAGACTTCACCACACGATTTGCCGAGCCGGGCGGCATCATCCACGGCGCATATGGGAAGCGATGGCGCGCGTGGTTCCCGGTCTGGGGAAAAGATGAGACGGCGGGTAGCTACGTGGATCAACTCACCAAGATCGTCAAAATTCTGAGGAAGAATCCTGAGGATCGTCGCGCGGTCATCCAAATGTGGGACACGTCGGTAGATCTTGGGACTAACTTTAAGGATGTCCCGTGCAACACGCAGATCTACCCGCGTGTTCGTGAGGGCTCCTTAGACCTCACGATCATGTGTCGTAGCAACGACATTATCTGGGGTGCCTACGGCGCGAACGCGGTCCACTTCAGCATGTTGCACGAGTATCTGGCAGCAGGAGTTGGATGCCGAGTTGGAACGATGTTCCAACTCAGCAATAACTTTCACGGATATGTGGACGTGCTGGAGAAGCATCCAGCGCCGAGAATTCATGTACCTCATAACGTCGCCGAATTTGCTGCGACGATAGTCGGCCCGCTGCGCGGTAATCCATACGAGGTCGTGTATCCGATGCCGATGGTCGGTGACTTTGACGCGTTTGATGATGACGTCGGGAAATTTCTCTCCGACGTATGGGGAACTTCATCATATGTGAACCAATGGTTCATGTCTGTCGCATGGCCCATGCGTCAGGCGCACAGGCTCTGGAAAATCAAACAATTTTCAGGAGCGAGAAGTATGCTGATGAACGTCGACGCTCCCGACTGGCGGCGAGCGGCGCAGGAGTGGATGGATAGGAGGACAAAGGTATGAACCACGACGATGTTCGCAGCAATCCTCGCCACGGTGGATCAGTGCGTCGATATCATGAGTGGCCGACGGTGCAGATGCAGACGTGCGCCGAGCACTCGTGGAACGTAGCTCGTCTGTTCTGGAAATTTTATCCAGATAAGTGGACGGCTGAGGTAGCGATCTACATCATGTTCCACGACAGTGGAGAGATCGGTGTCGGAGACATACCGTTCCCCGTAAAGCGTGATAATCCCACGTTGAAGGGTTACATGGATGAGTTAGAGCGTACTTCTCTGAAGAAGCAGGGCATCGTACTGCCAGAGCTCACCATGTTCGAGAAAGCACTCATCAAGATATGCGATCTACTCGAGATGTTCGAGTTTGGATGTGAGGAGATGCGGCGTGGGAACGCCTACGGCGAGCCGATAGTACGAGCGACGATCGATGGGATCGGAAAGTACGCGACAGCATCTCCATTCGATCTTCGAATGGACAATATCAAGATGCACCTAAACATCTACAAAGAGGGACTAGGACTATGAGATACTGGAAGCACTTGCAGGACATCGCAAATCGTGATGTTCAGCAGACGCTGGCGAAGGATCAGACGTACCAAGGCTCATGGCAGAAGCGCGGCGGCGTCGGAGCATTCATGATGTTGGCCCGAAAGTGGGATCGTATCGAGTCGATATTGGACAGACAGTTCAAGTACGATGTCATCCGTGGGGTCGATGCTGATATCAGCGGTGCCGACGGCACGGTACTCGCCGAGATACGTGATCTTCGCAGCTATCTGATGCTGGTCGAGGCCGAGGTTATGGCGATGCGCGCCGAGCGCGGCGACGTGCAGATCAAGATCGATCCGAGTGCGACCGTAGTCCGACCAATCTACGGTGAGTATTCTCCGAGCGACAAGATCACCATAGACGAGCGCCTCGTCCCGCGCTTCGACACGTGGATCGGGAAGACTGTGGTGTACGAAAGTCTACTCACACCAAATCTCAATGTGAGCAAGTACCGTCATGTTGGAACTGTGACAAAACAGGGCATGATTGCCGACGATCTGTGCGTGTGGTTCATAGATGGGGATGGCAGGGAGCTATCTGTCAAAGCCTCCGAGGTCCAACTCGCCCCGGTGCCGGCGACGGACTCCAACAAGTACGCCGACCGTGATGTGTCGCGCGATGACGGACGGATGGTTGCCTTCATCAGTCACAAACAGTATGACGTCTTGAGTGAAAGACTCAAGAAACGTTACATCGTCACAGCTCAGTACGCCCATCTTGATCGTGGACAGTACTCACCGGAGGAGCGCGACGCCAAGTTCATACCACTGCATCTGACGTTGTCGAAATCGGACCACGCGGCGCTCCGCCATGCCATGCAGGAACTATATGAACCGCGACAGGGCGTACCTGACGAGTATCAGCTACGTCAGAAATTCAGGGAGCATTGGGGACAATGAAGACAGTACTGTTCACCATCATATATCTCGTGCTCTGGTACATCGTGTCGGTCACACTCCCGCTCGGCTGCTACCTCATCCTTGGGTTTCATGGGAATGAGTGGTCCGTCGTGCGGGGAGGGGCGCTAGTGGGAACGGCGCTTCTCGCTGGTTCGATTCTCTGGTTTGTGATCGACAAGTGGGACAACATCTTTGGCGAGTAAGCGCTACCAGAAGAACGCGGCGGCGGGGCAGCTTCCGCTGATCACACCCACCAGCACGTGGATTCAACCAACAACGCTCCCTGACTTAAGAAGTCAGGGAACGTTGGCGCTCGACCTCGAGACGAAAGACGACGGCCTTGCATCCAATCGCGGGGCCGGTTGGGTCTACGATTCTGGGTACATCTGCGGTCTGGCTGTTGCGTGGTCAGAGGGGGAAAGTTATTTCCCCATCAGACACCCGGACACAGAGTGCTTTGATGAGGACGCGGTGCGTCGGTGGTATCTCGATCATACACGCTCCTGTCGGGTGGTCTATCATCGGGCCGTGTATGATCTAGGCTGGGCGAAGGCACAGTGGGATGCGCCGTACCCAGAGCGCATGGAAGACACGATCGTTGCCGACTTCATCAGGAATGAAAATGAGTTTGAATATAACCTCGACGCCGTAGCCAAGAGGCTAGGCGTCAAGGGTAAGGACGAAGCGGCGCTGCGGGACGCGGCCTCCGTGTACGGTGTGGACGCCAAGGCGGGTCTCTGGAGACTCCCGGCGCGGTACGTGGGCGGCTATGCCAGCCAGGACGCAAGAGCCACGTATGACTGTCTGACACCGCTCACCAAGGTGATGGAGGAAGAGAATACGCTCGAGGCCTATCGCCTTGAGTGTGATCTTATTCCATTAATCGTGGAGATGCGACGTCGTGGCATTCGCATCAATATCCCATACTTCGAGCAACTCTCCGTCTCTCTTAAAAAGAAGAGAGACGAAGCGTTGGTAGAACTCGGTCGTCGGCTAGCTCTGGGTCGGCCAGCGGAGGTGAAGGAGCTAAACTCCAACCGCTACCTGACGACATGGTTTGATCGGGAGCAGATACCATACCCGAGAACCCTCGGGACAAAGAAGAATTCCGAGGGTTCTCCCTCGTTCGAGTCTGATTGGATGAAGAAGCGTGATCATTGGCTCCCACAACTAGTTGTGAGAGCCAAGAAATACGAGCAGTTCGCCAGCAAGTTCTTAGATAACTACGTTCTAGGCTTCGCCCATCGTGGACGGCTGCACTCAGAGATACACCAGACCAAGACGGATGATGGTGGGACGAAGACGACCCGGTTGGCGTACAGCGATCCTCCGCTCCAGCAGGCACCGTCGAGAGATGAGGAGTTGGGACCAGCCTTCAGGAAGGGATTCCAGCCTGAGGATGGTGAGGTGTGGGCCGCGCCCGACTATAATCAGCAAGAGTACCGGCTGATCGTTCATTATGCAAATGTGTGTAGAGTTGCAGGGGCCGAACGGCCTCTGCAAATTTACACAGAGAACCCAAAGGCTGATTTCCATAACATCGTTGTGCAACTCACCGGACTAGTCCGGCGAGATGCAAAAGACGCGAACTTCGCAAAGGCGTATCGGGCAGGGGTGCCGAAGTTTGCGCTCATGATCGACAAGACCGAGGCCGAGGCGCGCGAGATATATGAGCGCTACGATGACGAGATGCCATTCGTCTCAAGGCTGGCAGAATTCTGCGACACGCGGGCTCAGCAGCGCGGCTATCTCATCATGCTCGACGGAGCGCGGGCGCACTTCCCCAAGTGGGAGCCGAGATGGATGGAGCGTGCGGCCCGAGATAAAGCATTTATCGAGGGACGTATGGTTCCGTGTGATTATGAGACCGCTCAAAAGCGGACTCATGATAAGACTGATCCATGGTTCGGCTGCAAGCTACGGAGGGCGGATACCTACAAGGCGGGGAACAAGCTGATCCAAGGTAGTGCGGCGCGACAGACCAAGCTGGCGATGCGCGGCCTGTGGCGCGAGGGGATTATACCACTCATCCAGATGCATGATGAGTTGAGCCTGAGCACGTCTGACGAGCGCGTCGCGCTCCGTGCTCAGGCTATAATGGTAGATGCCGTGAAACTGGTAGTCCCGACCATCGTCGACCTAGAGTATGGAAAGACGTGGGGCGACGCGAAGGTAGTCAAGGACAAGAGTGGAAAGGTACTATATGATGCAAGCTGGAGCGCCGCTCATGGTTGATTTTCCACTTAGATGTTGCCCGCTGTGCGGAGTGAGGACGTCAGCCTTTGATCTTGTATTGACAGGTACCATCAAACAGGATGGAAGAGTATTCAAGGAAATCATAGGTACTCAGTGCTGCAAGTGCGACGGAAAATATGACATGGAAGGGAAAGTCATCGAATGAATATCGTAGTTCTTGACACGGAGACCACCGGCTTCGAGCCGGGTGACGTCGTGGAGTTGGCGTATGTCCGGAAAGACTGGTCGTACTACACGTCGCTCGTGAAGCCGACGTGCCCGATTGAGATTCAGGCGATGGCCTCTCATCATATCACGGAGGAGATGGTCGTACCTTACCCGACGTTGGAACAGCAGCTCAGCGCGATTGACCTACGCGACGCTGAGTATATCGTCGCGCATAACGCCGCTTTCGACCGCAAGTTTCTTCCTCAACTTGTGGTCAAAAGATGGATCTGCACATGGCGCTGCGCGCTTCATCTGTGGAAGGATGCTCCCAGTCACTCCAATCAGGCGCTCCGCTACTGGCTCAAGCTCGACGTAGGGGACTTACCGGCGGAAGCCGGAAGTACCTCACACCGCGCACTCTACGATGCGTGGGTGACGGCGAAACTGTTTGAGCGAGAGGTCGCTGAGGTTATCGCGACGTGCATGGCTCACGATGGGCCAGATACTACGAGAGAGCAGGCTGTCGAACTCATGTATAAGATGACGGGCGAGCCGGTCATTCTAAACAAGGTTCGTTTCGGGAAACACGAGGGGAAGCTGTGGTCGGAGGTCGAGCGAGGGTATCTTTCTTGGATCCTGAAGCAGAGCAACTTCGACGAGGACACGATGCATACAGCAAGATTCTGGCTGAACAATGACCGTCCGGCACTACTATGATAACATCAATCCACAACCGAACCAGAGAGGGCCGCTGCGGAGGCTGTGCGACGGCAACGTCTACGGGCAGAAGTGCATGTTCCGTCCGTATGTGACGCGCGACGGTCTGGACTACTGTCGTATTCATGATCCAGACCCAGAGGTAGCGGCGCGGCGCGCTGAGATGTACAGGAGGAGACGTGGCAAAGTCATTCATAGTAACTGATCACGCGAGACAGTGCATCAGCGTAATCTGTCCTGACTGGAAGCCGTCTGGGTACAACGTCTGGACTAACGACGTAGGTGAGCAGATTCGTCTCGCTTCCAACATGGAGTGGCTCCGTGGTCACGCGCCCGGTACAGTGATTTATCTCGGTTGGGGATGGCGATCAAAGGTGAGGCCACACGATCTCCTCGAGTTCCGAGCGCGGGGCTACGTGGTCGAGGAATTGAAGAATGATTGACGGTGGTCTCCGAGCGCTGTTTCGGCAGCACCTCCCCGCCTATCACTGGGTCTCGATTGAGACAGGGGGAACGGGGAGGGGCATACCTGACTCGGAGTACTGCGTCGGAGGGATGACGGCGTGGGTGGAGTATAAGGTGACGGACGGATGGGCCGTGACCTTGCGGCCCGAGCAGGTGGCTTGGATGCTACGTAGGAGCCGCGCTGGAGGTCGGGTATGGGTCGTCGTGCGGCGCAAGGCAGCGGCGGGGCCAAGGCGCGGCGGAGCTGTGGATGAGCTCTGGATTTTGCGGGGCATGTTCGCGGATGAGATCCGTGAACAAGGTCTACCAAAAATTCAGTTACTGGAGATTGGTACAGACATAGACGCAGAATTCCCGCAGCATCACTATGTCGTGCGCGCGTGGGCTGGTGGACCAGCTCGTTGGAGTTGGGATCATATCGATGTAATACTGAGGAGTGAACATGCCCAGAACACCTGAAGGATTCGTGGGTGTGGCCGTATCAGGATACGACCACAGCGCGGCGGTCGCCCAGCACGCAGTCGCGATGGCTGAGGAGCGACGAATCAAGTTGTCGCCGTGGGTTGCACCACGGAAGAAGGTAGTGACGGGATACGTCCCCGTCACTAAAAAGAAGAAGTGCGTTCCGACTGGGAAGCACGCGCGCGATGCGGCTGAGTTCGAGAAGATACGTGAGCGGGTGTGCGAGTTATACTTCAAGGATGAGATGCGCATCACAGATATAGCGTCGCTGCTGGAGCTGAGACGGACCTACGTCAGCACGGTGGTCGAGCGTCAGCGACAGAAGATGAAGGGGAAACGTCGTGGCTGAGAACTATCCTCTATGCACACGACGAAAGGTCGTCGTGCGCAAAGTTCCTGACGGTACGCGCGAGTTTGAAGGGGTGTGTTTCGGTGACTTGGCAGTCGGGAGACGAACAGGATCTGCCGACTATACCATCTTCCACGTGCCGAGTGGCTTCGCGCTGGCAGGGGCGGGAGCGGTGTTTCGGTATGAGCACATGGCGGTGAAGGCTATGATGGATTTATCCAAGATAAAGAACCGCTGGATATTCGACGACATTGAGGAATTTCGTACGCTGAAACTTGCGATTCAGACCGTGTGCGCCGTGAATGGTGGAGTAGAGGCCGCGCCGCACACTCTGCGAGCTGTCGATGAGTTCCGACAGAATCTAAACGGCTATGGCGCTCCAGACGACCTGTAACCCATTGGTTTTATTGGGCTTTTTACTCTGCCAGTTGTGCTGGCCTACGCGCCTCACTGGCAGGCGGGTTTGTGGCCCATAGCCACATACCCGGCACATTTCAAACGACCGTGTGCGGGGTCCCTGTGGGGCCTGTTTTTGTCGCAGCGGCGGCAAATTGCCGTCTAGCGGCGCGCAGTATCCTCATAACACATTGATGGACTCGTAGGCGTCCTGTTGGAGTGTTGGAGCCGAATACATCGCGTGAGTAACCTGAGAGATTGCTCAGCACTTCGTCCGGGCCGAACCCATCAGTCATCATAAGTTTGATGACTGAGGCTTCGATCCGGTCACGGTGTGCGTTCGTGTTCACGCTGCCTCCTGAAGCATGTAGCCGAAGGTCTTCTTCATATCGATCAGAATGCTGATGGTTGCCAGCTTCGGGCGCAGCCGGGAGATATGAACGGCGATCGCATTGTGGTCGATGTCTTCCCGACCATACATCTCCATGCAGAGTTGCTGGTACGTCACCCGCTTGTTGAACTTGATATGACTCAGTACCTTGGCCTCGGTGCGGCTGATCTCGACCGAGTGACCTCTCCAGTGGGCGGAGTAGTCGGTGATCAGCAACTCCTCACTTGGAGGGATTTCCTGATTGCATGTGGGGCAGTTCATCATTTTATCTCCATAAGAAGGGTGACGTTCTTGATCATGATTTTCTGGGCGCTGTGATAGTTTTTGGTGATTGTTGATGCTTGAGTCTTTGTTTGAGCATAGACGAGCATCGCATCATGCTTATCGTAGTATCCTCCTTCCGTTACCTGATCCGCATGTTGATAACCTCCGTTCTTGATTTTGAATGCAACTCGGTAAGCATTCATCGTAATTGATTCCTTCCTGTCTGTGTACCGACCTGCGGTCTTAGGCTGACGCTGTTGGCGGCGTGAGCGCCGGCGATGGAGTGGTGGTTGAACGACGATCCTGCGCGCTTGGTGAACTTGAGACTGAACTTCTCCTTGGCGTGGTCTTCACAGAGTTGCAGTTCAGTTCTATACAGTGCTGGCAAATTCGACGAGTTCACGGAGGGTGAACTCATGGGCTTGGTCTGTTCCTGGAACATCTCGCGTATGCGGACTGCGAGGCGCTCGCCACACCCCCGCTCGAAACCCAGACGCAGAGCGCGCGGTGAGTCGTCGGACATGTGAGCCTCGCGCTCTGCGTATTGCCGAGCCAGACGCAGCGTGGTCTTCTCGAGGTAGTCGTACATATCACGGCAGGAGGCGACGTTGTGTGGCCGACCGACGACCATTCGTCCCGTTCTGAATTTTCCCTTCACGGAAAACTCGGACCTGAAAGAATAGCAGAAGTACAGCTTCTCGATCGCGCGGAACAGATTCATGCGCCACGGATCGGAGTACATCATCGGGAATTCTTGATGCTCGACCGGGTCGTCGCGCTCGGCCTCAGGTACGTCGGCCATGGACAGACCATGCTCGGCCAACAGTGCTTGGACCTTCGATGCGAAGGCGAGTGCCTCCGCCTCCGTGACGCCGCTGTCCTCCGCCATAGCGTGCAGCTTCCGGATCTTTTCAAGCAGCGCATCATTCTTCATGATACGCTCCTCGCATAGCGACGGACCAGTCGACCTCGCCGGTCTCAATGAGTTTGGCGACGACGTCTGCGGCTCGCTCCGGAGTAATCTTCCTCCACTTATTTAATGGAATTTCATAGTCGCTGTTGGTCGAATGCATCCAGAATAGTGCATGTGATCGGAGACCAAGCAAATCGGCAGCATTTTCACGATCACCCATGTTACAACCATCACCGAACAGGAGATTGGTCAGTCCGACAATGCAGCCCGCCGATCCACAGTGTTGAACGGTGAACCCGGATTTGTTATATCCGGTGACATATGGAGTAATCGAGTCTGACTCATTCCAGAATTGGTTCATGTCGAGAACAAACTTCTCTGGAAAGTTACGCGTCCGGAGCGTCTGCTCTAGTATCTTCAGTCTTGGGATATTCATGGTTTCTCCTGTCATTGTAACAACAGTGTAACATAGGTGGACAGGGTCAGGCAAGCCATCACGTCCTACTTAGGACGTGATAGTTTGTGTGTTTTCCTGCGTTCTGCTCTGGACCTATTGTCGATGAACACCTCGACGAAGTCTGCGTCACACCACTTGATGAGACCGCGCCTCGGAAGATTCTTATCTTCCGAGACTACGGGAACGATATCATCTACCCGAAAGGTATGACCTGGACGATATAGACGGAGTATCATCTGTGCGGAGGAGGTGGGAAGTTGCCGGAGATGGAGCAGGTACTCTCCGAGCATCCCTGCAACGTGGTGAGCGTGGCGTCGAGCTGAGCCTGCGCTGCCGCGTATCTTGGATCACCGGCGAAGTTGGTGGTCTGGTATGGATCATTCTTTATGTCGAAGAGTTCGATGTATCCGTGGTTGAACCACTTCACGTATGAGTAGTACAGCGTTCGGACACCGGCGCTGAACCGACACTGACCGAGCGTCGCAGTGTTCCACGAGCCACCAGTCTGGAATAGAAGAGGAGTGAGCGACCGACCGTCACGCATCCATCCAGTGACGCCGAGCAACTCTGCAATGGCGGCAGTCGTGTCAATGTTGCTGATGACATTGGCATTCCCCATGATGGAAACGCCGGGGCCGCGCCAGAACATCGGTAGACGCCAGCTCTCCTCGTACAGCACACCCTTACCATCATTCAGACAGTGCTCGCCCTGCTGGAACCCGTTGTCGCTGGTAAAGATGACGTGGGTATTCTCGAGGATTCCTAACGTCGCGAGATCTGCAAAGATGCGGGCGATGCTACGATCGACCGCCTGCAACGTCTCGATTCGCAGCGCCCACGTATTCTTGAGAATTGTGATGTCGTCTGCCGTCAGCGTGGGATTGACCTTGAACCCGTTGATAATGTTGACGTTGAAGCTCGGAAAGTTCTGATCCGGGAACAACTCCGGGTCGATCGTGCCTGCGTCCTGCGTTGCGGGGACACACGGACCGTGACAGGCGTTCGGCCAGTACTCGATGTAGAACGGCTTCCCCGACGCCGCGCCCATCGCGATCTGTGCGCGGACCTTTGTGTCGAGCACGTCCGTGATATAGTTGGAATCACCCTCTCCGTATGAGATGATGTCACCATTCTCCATCAGGGTGTAGTCGTAGTACCGCTCGAAACTACCGATGATGCCGCGAAAGTCGTCGTATCCATCAGGCTGCGGATCTCCTGACATGAAACCGTTGATGTACTTTCCGGTATGTCCTACCCACACCCCGGAGGACTGTGCCATCGCCGGCAGAGCGCTGGGTATCTGAGGTGCGAATGTGTCGTACGCACCGTCGTTGGTGAGTACACCATGATTGTGGGCCTGCAACCCGGATAGAATACTGACACGAGACGGAGCGCAGATCGTGAATGGCGTGACGTGATTGGTGAACTTCATCCCAGCGTTACGCAGCAGAATCTTCGTTTGCATCATATAGTTGACGTCGAGCGGCACAGCGTCGTCGACAACAATACGGATGATGTTTGGTCGCGGATCGACACTGCGCCGAGCTGACGCAGGAAAGATACTCAGGCCGGTCATAGTTCCAGCTCCGATAAGTAGGCTACGACGATTGATCTTCATCTTACTTCTCCTTCTGTTGCACTGTGGTGAGAGCGGCGCGGTCTATGCGCTCGATTTCTGCGACGATTAACGCAGCCGCTTTGATGAGGTTGCGGCGCTTGTTCGTAGGTCTCCACCACTCTTTAGACCACGGCCAATACCGTCGCACATAGTCATCAGTCCAAGTCGAGTAATATCGGCCAGCCATTGCGTAACAAGCCGCAGCAAGCGCCATTTCGCCGTCGCTATGCCCGTCGTCATGCTCGACTGTCCACCGCTCCACTTCGATCTGGCGTTTGCGCTCGTCGGCAACATCCCGCAGCGCGTCCTCTGGCTTGGGGGGTGGGGTGGTGGCTTCAATTTCCTCAAATCGGCCGTCCTCAAATTCTGCTTTGCGGCGAACCCATAAGCCGCTTTCGTCATTGAGTGGCCCGACCTCAGCGCGATAGACTGTGACTACCTCATATTCAGTTAGTGGTGACGCACATTGAATCTGCGCCTCTCCGATTAACCGATAAGTGGTTCCGCGTTTCTTGTGCCGGAACCGACGCACGCCGCCCCCTTCCTCCGACCGTGGCTGCGCTATGTCTGGCGGGGCTTCGTATGGGCGAGGCGAATCACATTCCGGGCAAGGCTGCGGATGAAGCGACGACCAGCCATGCTCGCAAATGGTCTGCGCTGTGGCGGGTGGTGGTGCGGAGGAAAGGGCGCCGATAGCTTCTACAATTTGCTCCGCCGTGGCGCGAGCGGCCCACCCAGCGGTCGCGCCATAATGCTTTGTGTCAAGCGTCGTGCTTTCAGCAATTGCTTTCGCTTCCGCAAACGCCTCCCGCTTGCCTTCCTCGCGGATGGCATCGAGTTTGTTCATCAGCCTGTAGATTTCGCGTCCTGCCGCTACCTGCTGTTCGACGCGCAGCGCCTCAGTCTCCTCAAATGCAATATCCATCGCCGCGCCGATGCGGTCCTCGACCGATGCGTCGTTGGGCAGGGCGTTGTAGGCCGCGATGCCGTGCTGTATTCGGATTGCTCGTGTGCTCATTTCTTTCTCTCCTTCTCTCTCTTCAGTTCATCGATCTGGTTCTGTAGCTCTATATTGGTCTTACCGGCATTGCCTAGACGTGACATGAGGTCGTTGATCTGTTTGCCGAGCACATCACTCCCTTCCCCTTCGCTGATCTTCTCTTGGACCTTCTTACCGACAACATATCCCATCAACCCAGTGCATATGCTCATGATCAAATCGTGCAGCGTATCTCCTGCGCCGGTCCCGAGGTGACCGTTTAGAGATGCGATGAACGCACCGACCACAATGATCACTGCGATGAGCATGAGACCACCGACTATGATGATCTCCACAATGTCATCCTTGCTCATGCGATAGCTCCTTCGGTGATAGTGCCTCGAAGATGTTGTGATTGATCTTTCTGACCAGACCGTCCTCGACCAGTCGGTTCAGTGCTGCGACAACCTCAATACGAGATGGGGATGAACGACCGCGCTCGTGCAGAGACTGCAACGCCGACAAGCGCTCATTCTCCCGCATCACGGCACGATCTATCGCGTGTAGGTCGCAGCGGGCACCTATCAATTCGCCAATCTCAGACCTGACGGTCTGGGATCGACGGGCTGCGCGAAGAGCGGGGAGGAGCGCGGCACGTTGTCCGAAGGATAACGTATCGATGTAGGACAGGAGCTGGTCGGTCAAGCCACGCACTCCGCCGCTGTATTCTTCTCGATCCACGCGCCTTCAATCTTCTTCATCCACTTTCCCTCCATGGGGAACCACGTCCAGCCAGCGGCTCTCGCATCACTAGCTGGGACGATTGATGGTAGACCTCTCAGTTTCTGAACCTCATTCAACCATCGAAGTTCGTCTACCTTGTCGCCATCTTGTCTGGCAAGACCAGCCATCTCGTACGCGCGGTCGATCTTGTTCATGTCTTGACCTTCCGCATGGCGACGACCTTGTCGTCGTGGGCTTGGAGCAGGGCGCGGTCCCGCCGCTGTCTCATGGTTTGTTTGTGACGCTTCATGAACTCAGCCAGTCTCACCAGACGGCGGGGTGCAAGCACGGCCACGGTCAGACCGCCGCCGCTCAGTGAAGTTCTGAGCAGGCTCGTGTCCTCCTCGTTGAGAGCAGACAGGACGACGGTGCGCGGGCCGAAGCTGGTGGGGAAGCGGACGAGTAGGCGGATGGTCATGATTCTGTACCCTCCATGTAGGCGACCTGCGTCTTGGTCGCGATGCGCAGGTGATCGCGGTGAATGCGCTGGAACGGGCCATCTGCACCGAACTGTACCTCGTAGTGTCGGCCCTGCCGCAAGCGGACGAGACCCACCCTGGAGGTTGATGGATGAAAGACCCACCAGTCGCGCTCGTACGCCGGAAGCTCGTCGTTACACTCGGTGTAGGGCCAAGTGATCATGATCGCGCCTTAGCGATCGTGACGTACTCGGCCATTATTTTCCGGGCCTTGGTGAGTTTCGAGGCCAGCACGAGTTCTCGCATTGCTCGAGCTCGTGCTGGGTCGATCTTATTCAGCACCGCGCCGGCGATGGCGAGTTGCTCGATCAGGTTGTCTGAGTGAGAGACCGTAGGTTTGATCGTCACAACCAGATCCCCCTCATCAGATGCTTCGGCGTAGTGCCGAAGGCGCGAGCCAACATCTCGACATGATGGAGCAGAAAGCGATGTCTTCCTGTCTCCATATTCGCGATTGTTCCTCGCGTCCAGATGGTGCGCTGTCTCAGTTCCTCCTGTGAGAGACCGAGTAGCTCACGCATCTGCTGCACCTTCGCACCTAGCTGACGATGGCACGGCTCGAGTTCGGGGCGGCTCACTTCTTTCTCCTTCCGAGGATGTAGTCCGGGCGACGCTGCGCGTTGGGAGGGCAGACGGCGAGGATTCGCCAGCCATCATCCAGCTTGTCCTGCAAGGTGTCAGTGCAGGCGTCGTCCATGTGGGTCACCTCGTCGATGTATAGAAGGCCGAGGTCTGGTATGGTGATCTGCACACGGTCGCTGAATTGATGGACGTTGCCTCGGGATTGCTGCTCGACCTGATCGATCCGGTTCTGCAATTTGACCAGCATCGTATTCTGGTCGCTAGTCTCGTGGATCTCGAGCACGAGCTTGAATTTGGCGGCGGCGCGCAGACCATCATCGTCTACGAGGAACGTGCCGTACTCGGCATCTCGCTTTTTCTCGGGAAGTACGGGGATGGCGACGCGAAGTTCAGCGTACTGCTCGTCGGTCAGCTCCTTCCACGCGGAGCCATAGCTCTGGAATTGGACAGATAGGATCATCTCCACCACCCGCGCCTGTAGCCGTGGAAGCCGAAGATGGCTCCAACGATGCCGATGGCAGCCATGATGAGATGGTAGATCACGAACGAGCTCATCTGCGTCCTCCCTCGACGAATACGTGCCAGACCAATTGGTGGTCGTTGGTGAGCACGGTGCCGACGTGCTGGTAGGAGTGGGACGGTGCCTCGTGTCCCGTGCCGCTGATGATGACCGGGTAGCGCCAAGGGTCCTCGGCTGTATCACATCGATACCAGATGCACAGATCACCGTGCTGAAACGCCGCGTGGAGAAACTCCGTGTGGCGAGGAGCGCTGATGAATTGTGAGTCGACCAGCGCGAGCTGCCGCTTGTGGACAGTGATCATGCCGGGTCCTCCGGCAGCCAGTCCTCCACGAACTTCTCCTCGTCGTTGTAGTCCTCGGAGCCGGAGAAGGCGTTGAATGTCGTAGCGATGTGATAGTCGCTGTAGCGCGCGACGCGTGCGCCGAACTTGTGACGGATATTGCTGACGATTTGCTGATCACCTGTGCTGAGGGGCATGAGTACTCTCCTGCAATGTTGGGTTAAGGTTACACTAGGTAGATGGGGGATGTAAAGGCACTGTCGTTCTTCGGTACTCCCGAAGGACGTCGTTGCAGATTGCGACAGCCTCGACGATGTGAGTCCACTTGGCACGAAAGAAGACGGACTGAGTGTGACCGTCGAGATAGGTTCCTCTGAGCTCACACACGTAGCGCGAGCGGGGGTTGTTCCCGCCGTGCTGATTCTTCTGGAACAGGTGAAGTGAGGCTCGACCCGTAGGGGCGATAAGCCTCACTTCACGATGATAGATCCCGACGTTGTTCGTGTACCACGGCTCGCCGGATAGGGCGCGCACGATCGCGCAGGCGACTTCCGCCTGCGTTGTTCGCGGCATTGCGATCGCTTCCCGAATTGAGAAATTCAGGAAGCGATCCCACGTCTTCGGGCTCTTTTTCCAGGGCGGCAACGATCACCTACTTGGGTGATCGTTGGACTATAGTGACACAGCCGACGAGGAACGGCGTGCCGCGCAGGGGACGACCCTCGAGGCACTTCATCCAGTGGGTGGTTGCGAGATTATTGCGAGGAAGGCCGCGAGCGATCCCATCCTCGTTGACCCATACGGTCGCGGCGCGGCCCTCGTAACGATCGAAAGTCGGGACGTGCTCTATTGACCCCCCAACAAACTCTTGGAGTTTGTTGAGAGGTGGCTTGCGCTCACTGTCGTGCGTGGTGAGGGTACCATCTCCGTGGATGAGTGTGGTGCGGTAGGACATCACTCTGTCTCCAGTGTCACGAAGCCGTGGCTGGTGTCCCAGTTGACGTCTCCTTTGGTGAGGCCACGAGCGATGCACTCGGCGACGGTGGCTCCGACTGTCCAGTGAGAGTAGCGAGTGAAAGACTCGCTACTCGGTCTCTTCGGATTGGGGGCGACCGCCGCAACGCGGCGCGTGTCTACAACGCGCGCAGGTGATGGGTTAGAAGGGCTGCGGACCACTCTGGGCGCTCGCGGAACGTGCCGCGTTATGGGTTTACCCACCAACAGCTCAAGGGCTTGTACGACCCCCGCTGTACTCTCGCGGCACATGGGGAAAACGAGAGCCAAGTGGTCGATCGGATGGTTGTCGAGAGCCTGCAGAAAGTCGGGACCCGAAGGTGGATCGTCGCGCTCGGGGTCTGGGTGTGGAAATGTCGGGTCACGCTTGACCAGACAGTCCCACGCGATCTTGCGGAGCGGCGGCGGCATCGACATGATCGTCTGTCTGTGCTCTGGCTTCAGGAAGTGGTTCATGGTGATTCTCCTGTTTGAGTATGAATTCGTGGTACCAGATGTCGCACCTATCGGATACATCGTCGAGTGCGATGATGGTACCGGGGAAGTCAGTCCATCGGTACCACGGTCGGCCGGGCATCTTCGGATGCTCCTCGTACTGGAGTCGACCAAAGCGAAGCTGTAGTTGTCGAGCCTGATCCTCATGATTGACAGAGAAGACTGGGAGAGCCACCCCGTTGAAGGATGACTCTCCAAGTCGACGATAGCTGATGGTCCCGTCCTTGCAGATATCCACAAGGACGGGACGAATCAGACGACTGGCGCTGAGAGGCATTGCAGTCCGTTCTCCACTCGCAGGCGGCCGAGGTCGATCTGACCCTGTCGGCGCGCGGTCTCCTGCGTCGACTGGTGCGGGGTGTAGCGCGAGGGCTTCACGCGCCATCGATCCGGAGCCGTCGATCTGGCAGAGATAGCTGGAGAGACGAAGCCGGCGAGACCGACGCTGGATAGTGCGAAAAGATGGCGGTTGAACATGGCTCAGCCTGCGAACATGATGGTGGAGTGATCGGGGCCGGTCATCACATATCGCTGGGTGTCCGGGGAGGGGTTCTTGCCGGCGAGCTGGAGGAAGGTGGCGTAGACGTCGGACTGGACATCACCGTGAGAGACAACGCGAGTGATGACTGGGCTGTCGGCGTCGCGAGGTACTTCGAGAACTCGGTACATGGTAGGGATCCTTCTGTTGGGGGTGAGAGCACCCCCGGTCCATGGGGAACCGGGGGCTCTGAAAAGACTGGGGTGAACGCTAGGGTTTGACCACCTCCTCTCCAGTGATTAGGTCGTGGGTCTCGATCCACGTGGCGATTTGTTGGAAGGACTTGCCGTCGTCGTTCTGGACGGCGAGGGTGTTCTGGACACTGTCGGACATCCCCACCTCGGTGAGTGTGTGGTCTGCGAGGTAATCGTCGCCGTCGTACTCATCGTTCTTCTTGGCGCGATTGTGGACGAAGGTGCTGTGGTCGTCGGTCAGGGTCCAGCCTTTGGGGTCGATGATGTCAGCGAGAACGCCGAGGCAGCAGTAACCGTCGCAGGTGCGGAGAGATGACTGGGTGCGCTGGTATCGGCCCGAGCGCAGAGCGTCGGTCCAGCGTTGGCGAAGTTCTGGTATCACAGCAAGTCTCCTGTTAAGAGATCGTGGGTCTCGATCCATGTGGCGATCTCGGTGAATGGTTTGTCCTCGTCATTCATCATGGCAAGATCGTCACAGACCACACCGGAAATCCCCAAATCGTTGGTAGCTTGGAGATTGAGATTTGTTGATGGGATGCCATCTTTGGCGTGCGGTGGTTTCGGCCTGTTGCCGAGTTCGTGATTTTGCCCACACCAGCCGGAGGGGTTGACCACGTCGACCAGAACGCCGAGGCAGCAGTGAGAGTTGTCATCGTTGCGAAGACGACTCCTCCCCTGTGTGTACTTGCCGGAGCGCAGAGCGGCGACCCAGCGTTCGACGAGCGACTTGTCCATCAGCGGCAGTCCTCCGGCGACCAGATCACATTGTCACCATCCTTATGGTGACTCTTGGCGCCGCGCTCGACGACCTTGACTAGGAGCACGGTGCGCTCGGCGAGGTTGCCTCGGGCGTCGAAGTATGTGTGGATCTTGGCGTCGTAGCACTGGGCCAGAGACCCGAATGTGCGATGGGTCACGTACTGACCGACGCTGGGATGATCGGTGTGTGGTGTTGACATCATAGCTCTCCTGCTAGTGTGACAACAGTATATTACAGTTTGATAACGGATGTAAAGCCCTCGGGCCGCTACTCGCGGTCCGATGGTTTAGATCATGTCCGCTCGAAGTTTCGTATGGCGACGTTGTCCTCCGTCAGCCTCGCCGAGCGAGTGTCGTCGTAGCGGATCACTCGGTGATATGCGGCGAGCGCCTCGGTCTGGTCGGTGTACTCGCGCTCGTCGGTCGAGGTGTCAGTGTCGCTGAACTCGTCGAAAATGTTATTCGTCCAGGTGAGGTGGTAGGTGGTCATACGTTCTCCTTTCGGACTCGGCCATTGGGGGACACGATGTAAATCGGTCGATGAAGCTTTCTGGCGTAGCGCACGGTCGCCCACGTTCCCGATCGCATCTGCTCGAGCGCGCCGCGAGGAGCGGCGATCAGCACGGAGGTGCAGTCAACGATTCTGTGGTTGCGCTCGAGGAAGGGACGCGGCGTATCAGCGACGTCATATCGAGAGAACGCTCGGCGTGTGTCGTCCTGCGGCGGGTGTAGGTGGATATGGAAGCCGAGAGCGTCGGCGACGCACCCGGCTCGGTAGTCGGCGTTCACGCAGTCTCCATGATGAAACCAGCGTTCATATGGAGTGCGACAGTTACGAAGAATCTCGCGCACTTGGTCGAGCTGCTCGTCGCGCATTGTGTCGCTCGTGCCGGTGAAGCCTATGTGGATCTGGGTCATGGTGTCAGTCCGAACTGTCCACGGTGTAGGCGTAGTCGCAGTCGGGCTTCGTGCATCGGTATTCGTGCAGGCAGCGGCCGACGGTGCGCTCGGTGAAGGTGTGGTTGCAGCGAGCGGCTCGGACGAAGGTGGTGGGAGGGGCGGGGAGGGCTTCGTGTACGCGACGGACGAAGCCGACAGCGGTGTCATCGCTGTAGCAGAATAGGACGAGGTTGGTGGCGTAGAATGGGTGATCTTTGGGAGTGTGGACGAGCCACGCTCGCTCCTTGGAGGTTGGGTCGGCAGCTCCGCTATCGAACTTCTGCCAGAAGTCGGCTTCGGTGATGGTGGTGAGGTTCGGGGGCGGCTCGTTGAAGTGGCCGAGCCACGAGGGTCGGGTAGTCATCTTAGTCTCCTATCTTAGTGTGGGCAAGCCGTCGTCAGTCAGTCGTGATACCTCGAACTAGACCAATCACCGCTGCGACGATACTGGAGGTGTAGCCGATGATGCCATTGTAGCGGAGGTAGGTGTCGAGATGTTCGTAGACTGTCAGGGTTGGGATACCTCCGTCGTCCTCGTACGCCTCGTTCAAGTCACGTTGGATGGGCGGGGGAGTTTAAGGAATGGGATGTTGGGGCTGGTGTCGGGGGTGAAGTACTCGGTGAGGTCGGCAAGGACACTCTGTCGACCCTGCTGGTACTCCTCGAAGCGGGCGATGCCCTCCCGCTCGGTCATGAGGTCGGCGATGCGGGTGATCAGGGCTTCGTCGCGCTCGGTGATGGTGTCGTCGAACTGTTCTGTAATGATCTCGAGCAGTTGCTCGCGGTCTGCGTCGGCTTGGGTACAGCCGGGGAGCATCTGGGTGGTGACTCCGGGTGGGAGGTTGGAGTTGGTCATGGGGTTGCCTCGTTGAGTTGGATGCGTTGCCAGATTGCCTGAGCGGCTGTCCTACATTCACTCTGGGTGGAGATGGGGTGGTTCGTGGCGGAGTTGGGCGGGCAGTCGGGCGGGTATATCAGGCAGGCCATCTTCGTGTTGTAGCCTCCTCGGCCGATGAAGCTGATGTAGGAGGTGGTGTCGCCGCTCGTGGGGTAGCGCAGAGGTTGGTCGGCTACGTAGAGCTGTCGGTTCTTTACGAGGACTCGGCGGTTGCTGAGGAGGCGGAGTTGGGTGGCGACCTCAGCTATGGCTTCGTCGAGGGTTTGAGGTGTCATGCGGTCCTCGTGTCGGTGGGTGGGTTGGGGTTGGGGACGTAGGTCATAGTGGAGCTGACCAGCAGCTCGCGCTGCCAAACGCTCGTGCGGTAGAGCCATCCTCCTGGGACTGGCAGGCGGAACGTTCCGTCGGTCACGCGCTCCCACTTCGGTTCTGTTGGCATGTGGTCAGCTCCTCGCGTCGTACTTTATGGGGAATACGTCGTCGCTCATCGCCGTGAGCATCAACGGCGAGTTATAGACGCTCACCTGGAGATATGTCTCGCCGTCAGACTGGATCACGACGGTGCCTGTGTCTGTCAGGTACAGGCCGTCTCCCTCATATCTGAATGGGAAGTCGTAGTCGACTGGAAGTTTGGCTCGGGTCGTGTGTGCAGTCCAGTCTGGGATTATCTGTATCATAGCAGGTCCTCTCGGGTGGCACGGTCGTACAGGTAGGTCTCCAGTAGGAGTAGGTCCGGGCTGTACTGAGTTTCACCATTCCAGTCGAGCTGGTAGAGCTGGTGGGTGTTGGAGTGGTAGATCAGGATGACGTTTCGGCCGGGACCGTACTCGTAGGCGGCGTGACCTTCGTCGGTCGTGCAGGCGGCGCGGGTCGCGCGCCATTCGTCGAGGGTCATGGTTGGTTGATTCCTGATTTGCAGCCCCAGAGGAAGCTGGACCAGCGAGCGGGGGTCGGGGAGTTGGGACTGGTGGTGACGAGGACCACGGTGCGGATTTGGGATGGGTCGTCGTGTCGGCTGTTGTATCCGATTGCGGCGGCATCCTCGCTTCGGTAGGGGTGGCACTGGTCGTAGCGGAGCATGTCGAGTGGGAACTCTCCGCGTCCCATCACGGTGAAGTAGCGTAGTGTGTCGGCTGGCATGGCAGGTCCTCTCTGTTGAAATTGTCCCAGTCGTCCTGAGCGTCCTGCAAGATAGTGCTGTGCAGGAGGGCGGACATTCGGGCCGCTGTGGCCTCACGGTCCAGGCGCTTCTGTTCTAGACGAGCGGCGCACAGTCTGTCCCACTTTGCGCGGGCACGGCTCACGTCGAACGGGTGCATCGGCGCGGTCGGGGTTATGGGCATGATGATTGGGTCTCCTATACGGAGTGTCAGTGTGGGTAATTGTACTGTGGGCGGATGGTGGATGTAAAGGGGTCGTCTACGGTCTGGGTGGGGTGTGAGGTAAAGATTACGAACATTAAGGATTACGTGGCGGCAATATCTGTTTGGTCGACAGCGCGCGAGCGCCCGCGAGGCAAAAATTTTTTTCAAAACATTGGAATGGAAGTAAAGGGGATAGTCTTTCGGTTAAGTGGTTGTTTCCAAAGGGGAAAGAGGTTATCTGTTTCCAAATGGGTATGCGTAGCGGGGATAGGGTAAGGATTGATGTGATGTGGATGTGTGTTAACGATTCCGTTACTTTCATTACGGGCGAGCAATGTATCGAAAGGTCTTTTTACTATACGCGAGGGGCGGGGGCGAGGCTCTCTCAGCATTTTCTTCCGCGCGCTCGCATAGAGCATCCATCTTTCAGCAGACGTTTGATTCTATGCACGACAACTTGCTCCTCCCGCTCGCCTCATATAAGCTCCCAATCGCCTGATCGAAGGTCCCTCGCGTGCAGACTCCAGACCAAGAGCGAATCTCCAACGTCGAGCGTGCGATACAGATCGCCGCTCTCGTCATAGCTCGCGAGTCCGCTCGCCGACCGAGCGCCAAACTAGGATTCGCACACGTCAACTACGGTCGCCTCTTCATACGAGATCGCTGGACCTTATTCGCCATCGCACGCGAACTGAACTGCGACGTCGCCGACTTGCTCTCCCCGCCCTCGCCCGCCGCAGACAGCGGCACCCGCTGGTCCACCATCAGTGAAGCCGCAGAGAGGCTTTTTGAGCGCGTACAGGCTCTTTCAAGCCCTGTACGGGCCGCCATGCGCCTGCGCGCCGGAGGCATCGCATGGAGCGCCGTAGCGCGTGCGACGCCGGGTCGTGTGATGTTCAGCCTTATGGAAGATACCGATCAGGGCTATCTGATCCTCGCTCGTGAGTGCGAAGATGAGGTGGACCTGCTCGCCCGGTATCATGATCCACGCCTGATGAAAAAGAGCATCCGGCGTGGATCACGTAAAATTATGTTGTCAACAGCACATCATCCGTGCTAAATCTCAGGCACGCTGAGCTTCGTCTCAGCGTGGTTATCCCCTCAGCGCCGTACAGAGATTGAGCGATTCGTTGTAGTCGCTCATCGCATCCGTCACCTTGCAAATCCAAGCGAGCTGGTAGACCATCAGTCGCACGGCTGGATCGTCACAAATCGCCTGTGTCCCGCCGCCCTCGGATCGTACTTCGGCGCAAGCCTCGATGATTGAATGAGCGATGCCGGAGGGATTGCAGGCTCCGGGGTCGACGATCATGCACGCGTCGGCGTGTCTCTTTGACATTCGTTTCTCCCATGTGCGTGAGTGCAAGAAGGGGAACCGCGCGAAGGGCGCGATTCCCTAACTTTCACTCACTCACCGTGATGTGCTTGTGCTTGAGGTCCCAGGCGATGTCGGCGCGGGCGTCGCGCTTCACTCCCGGCTGCTGCTTCGCCAGCTTCTCGGTGCAGGTCGCGATGTAGGCGTCGACCGTCATGCCCGTCTTGTAGAGGGCGAAGCGGGCGTGCGCCGCGCTCGTCTCACGCTTGGGGTTCTTCTCGACCACCAACGTGATGACCCGGGAGTCGGCCGCGTGGACCTTCGGGATCTTCGGCTCTTTGGTCTTCGCCTTTTCGGTCGCCGCCGCTGCCGCCTTCGCCTTGAGACCCGCGAAGGTCTGGGCCTTCAGCGTGTCGTTCGGCAGGGCGTCGTACGCCTTCTTCTGCTCGGGCGTCATCGCCGCGTACATCTTCTTCTGTTCGTCGTTCATCTTCATGGTAGGCTCTCCTGTTTGAAGCACAATCGCTTCGGGCAGTCGTGGGCTCGCGCCACACGACTCACCGCTGCTATTGCGCGATGTTGAACCCGGCTTCCTTCAGGCCGGCGATGAAAAACGCCTTCTCGGCGTCGTTGAGGGTCTTGAGCTCGGCGGCAAACTCGGTCAGGCTCTGGCCGTCCTTGCGCCCGAAGAACTCGCGCATCGCCATGACGAAGGACATGGGTTTCGTGGTATCCATCTGGTAATCCTCGTGTTTGTGGTTGATATGCACTGTAATTGAAGTGTAACCCGGCACGATGACCGAAGGCAAGTCCTCGCAGTAAATTTAATCTGCGAGTAATGAAGATCAGCCGAGCTGCGCGTCCATCACGAACACGAGCTCCTTCCATCCTGTACGAAGGCAGCGGATCTTCGCTCCTCCGGGGTCGATCGTCATGATATAGGTCCATCGTCCATCAGACGCGATGTATCCATCATACTCTGCGTGATGATGGAGACGCTGCTCCGGCGTCATCGCTCGCCACTTCGGCGTGCCTAGCAGGAACGTCATCGGCGTCGGGTGGTAGTCGTCGCTCATGCTGAGCGGGGTTGGTCGGGTCATCTCACCTCCTCCTGTAGGGTGTGGATCGCGCGCGCCGCTTGGTGATAGTAGTCGGCGATGCGAGGATCGGGGTTCTTCGTTGCCTCTGTCTCGCAGAGGTAGCGTAGCGACGATAGGCCGCCCTTCGTCAGTGACTGGAAGTCGATGACCATCGATCCTTCGGCGATGGTACCCTGTAGGGTGATCGTGCTCGTGTTCATGCTCGTCTCCTGTTGTACCGCCACGATAGGCAGCCGATGACCCACCGTCGCCGATGGGTCATGAGGCCGCCTACCAGCGACCTACGATGCCAAGCGAGAGTGGCAGGTTGTGAGTGGGATGCGAGACCATGTGCCACCGAAGGCGCGAGGCGGCGGTCCGTTCGGGGCAGCGAGTGACGTTGTGCGTCGCGAGGTAGGCAGCGACCATCTGCTGTACTGACATCGTAGTTCTCCTGTTGTGCGAAGCCCCATGCTCCGCCCGAGGGGCAGGGTGCGAGACCCTGCCCTACGGGCGAGGCACCTAGTCGATGGTGATGTACCCGCGCTTGGTATCCCACGGGAGATCGCCCGTTGCGTTGCGGCGCGATTGACCCGCTGCGATGCACGCCTCCACGTATGCATCGGTGGACATGCCCGTCGTGTAGAGGGCGTAGCGGGCGCGTGCCTTGGAGTTGATCTCCTTGGGGTTGATGGGTTGGACGAGGGTAATCGTGCCCGCGAGTTTCGGTGCCTTGCCCTTGGTGACGATCGGGGCGGGGGGTGCGCCGAAGGCGGATGCCGCTGCGACGATTGCATCGGCCACGTTCGGGGTCTCGGTCGCGAGGACCGGGGTCTTTTTTGCCATATTCAGTACCATCTCCTATTATCACAGTGCCTAATCGCACCGTACACACATACTAGCACGACGGACGTGCCCCGTACTGTACGTTTGGTTACAGGCTAATTAAACCTTTGTAATGTTTTCGCAATGATTCCCAGCGGCGGATTTTGGGGATCAGCATCTGCCGCTCAACTGAACTTCGACCATCTTGACCCATTCTACACCAGGACCACCGTACAATGCCCCCTCTCTCACCCACCTCCGTCCTTCGTCTCAAGCAGGTCCACCCCGATCTAGCGAGCGTCATCGCCAAAGCCTCCATGACCTGCACCCAACAGTTCGCCGTCTTCGAAGGTGTGCGCTCCCAAGCCGATCAACTCGCTGCCTTCCAGCGTCACACCTCCAAGCTCAACGGCTACCCAATCGGCTCCCGGTGCCCGGACGGTAGTCCGGGGACAGGGATGGGTAAGCACCAAATCAACCCGATCGACGGCTACGGGCACGCCGTAGACCTCGTGCCCCTCGTCGACCTCAAATTCCGCTGGGAGTGGCCTCTCATATATCCGATCGCCGCAGCAATGCGCGACGCCTCCATCGCCCTCGGCATCACCCTACGGTGGGGCGGGGTGTGGGACCGCCATCTCAATGATCTGCCCGACCCTCTCACTACTCAAGTCTCCAACTACTGCACGAGACACGACGGCCCAGACTTCCTCGACGGCCCGCACTACGAGCTCGTCAACACCAATCCGATCACTAAGTAGTGATCTGATCATGCCTAAGAAAACCCTCCCCGCCCTCCCGACCGACGCGCAGCAAGCTGCCACCGTCAAGAAGACGGCCTTCCAGCGGAGCGCACAGCGTCACGCGACTGAGGCCCTTCGCGTCCTCCGTGCCATCATGCACGACACGAAGGCCGACCCAGCCGCGCGCATCAGCGCTGCCGCGAAGGTCATCGAGTTCGGACACGGTCGTGCCTCAAGTGGTGAGCCCGTAATCGTGACGCAGGTGAACGTCCGCCTCGACGCGCAGGACCAGTCGTTGTGACCCGCTGCGAGGTGGAGCAAATCATCGTCGCCAACCCCGCAGCGCACTTTCACTGCGACCATGCCGCGTTTCAAGATCACTCAGACGGTCACCTTCACTGTGTCGCGTGCGGGGGAGACATGGTGTTCTGCACTCCGGACATTTGTCGATGACCTTCGCCTGGACAGAGAAACAGATCGAGGCTCGACACCTCCTCGGGTCCTCGGCCCGCCACATCCTTCTGCGCGGCGGCAGCCGCTCCGGGAAGACCTTCGTCATATGCGACGCCCTCGTAGTCCGGATGCTCAAGGCCCCCGGCTCAACTCACGCGATTCTGCGCTACCGCTTCAACCATCTCAAGGAGTCCATCATCTCCGGCACCATCCCCAGTGTCATGCAACTCCGCTGGCCGAATATCAAGTACGAGATCAATCGGACTGACTGGTACATGCAGTTTGAGAATTCCTCCAAGATGCTCTTCGGCGGCTTGGACGACAAGGAGCGCACAGAGAAGATTCTCGGTCAGGAGCACTCCTCCTTGTTCCTGAACGAAATATCTCAGATCCCGTATGCCAGCCGAAACAAGGCAGTGACGCGTCTCGCCCAGAAGAAGGGTCTGATCAACCGAGCGTACTACGACGAGAATCCTCCGACCGCCGCACATTGGTCGTATCCAATGTGGATGTTAAAGCAGGAACCGCTATCGCGGGTCCCGCTTTCATATCCAGATTTGTATGCTACCCTGCAGATGAACCCCGGCGACAATGCCCAGAATCTCGACCAGCACTACATCCAGGAGCTCGAGTCTCTCCCGGAACGAGACAAGCGTCGATTCCTGTACGGAGAGTTCCTCAGTGAGCTCCCCGGTAGTCTATGGACGTACTCGTCCATAGACTCTGAGCGGCGCGGTCTTACGCAGATTCCTCCGCTGATTCGAATCGTCGTAGCCATCGACCCCTCCGGCTGTGCTGGAGACGAGGACTTTCGCTCAGACGAGATCGGAATCGTCTGTGCTGGAATCGACGCTGAGGGCGAAGTCTACATACTCGAGGATGCCACCCTTCGCGGTAGCCCGCAAGAGTGGGCGAAGAAGGCCGTCGAGCTCTATCAAGTCTGGAGCGCCGACACCATTATCGCGGAGCGCAACTACGGTGGAGCGATGGTGGAGAATACGATTCGTACAGTGTGGCGCGACGCACCATTCAGAGAGGTCGTCGCCAGTCGCGGCAAAATTCGCAGAGCTGAGCCAGTCTCAGCCCTTTACGAGAAGGGACGAGTGCATCATGTCGGGGTATTTACAGAGCTGGAGGAGCAGCTCCTCAGTTTCACGACCGACGGCTACGAGGGCAGCCGCTCTCCCGACCGCGCCGACGCATGTATCTGGGCCGTCTCTGATCTCGCAGTCAGGAAGCAGTCCAGTCTCTTCCTCACGTCGGTATAGCTGATGCCTATCCTGACCGACTTCATACACGCGCTGCGCGGACGTCCGGCGCACGAGCCCACGCGCGAGACCAGCGTATATCCTCGGATGATGCAGCTCGGACAGCCGAGAAATGCTCCTCAGCGTCCGGCATACAAGCCCACGCCTCGGAATCTGCGCTACTTCGCGAATACTCCGTATGCCCGCAGAGCGATCAACGCCATCAAGAACCCGATCGCTCATCTCGAGTACGAAATTGTCCCCATTCCGGGTGCCGTCGCATCCGATGAACTCTCTCGACAAATCGAGATAGTCCATCGCTGTTTCGAGCACCCAAATGACGATGATGGGTTCACGCAGTTCACCGAGCAGGTGATCGAAGACATGATGCTCGGCGCAGGAGCCATCGAGCAGCAACTCGGTGGTGACAAGAGCCGCCCCCTGTGGATGTGGCCCGTCGATGGTCTGTCCATCCAGATATATCCCATGTGGGACGGCACTCCGTCCGATCCCCGATATATCCAGATGCTCGGATACGGCTCCGCGAGCGGCAGCTACGAAATCTGCAAACTTCGGAACGATGAACTCATCTACATCCGTCCCAACCCGAACACGTCCACACCCTTCGGCTTCGGTCCACTAGAGATAGCGTTCCAAACCGTAAGCCGACTCCTCGGCGTCAGCCAATACGCCGGAAACTTGAGTTCCAACACGAACCCCGGTGGAGTTCTCTGGCTGGGAGACGTGACGGATGAGCACATTCGTGCCTTTCGCTCATACTGGAAGAATGATATTGAGGGTCAGGGGCGGATGCCTGTCACTGGTGGAGGACAGATCGACCCGAAGTATCTGAACCTGCACCCTCAGGGCGATACCGCCCTGTATCTGCAATATCAGGACTTCCTGAAGCGCGAGATTGCCATCGCCTTTGACCTATCCCCTCAGAACCTCGGCATCGAGCACGACATCAACCGGAATACCGCCGAGGTTGCTGAGGATCGTGACATCGCACAGGCGATATCACCAATCGGTCGCAAGTACGCGAAGTCGCTGACCAAGGAGGCGATCCACAACAAGCTCGGCTTCTCACAGGTCATGTTCCGCTTCAAGGGACTGGACCGGGAGGACGAGCTAGAGAATGCTCAGGTCTTCGAGCATGAGTATCGCAACAACGCCGTCACGCCAAACGAGTATCGCTCACGCAGGGGCCTCCCCCCGCTCAACTCACAGTGGGCCGATGTCACCAAGGCGGACGTCGACATTGCGGTCGCGGCGGCTCGCGGCACGAAACTTATCGCAGACGAGAGTGCTACCTCGTTCGATGAGAACAAGACGCCAAAGAGCCCAGATGCAACAACTTCCGATGGTCGTGTTGATACCACGATCACGGCTCGTCCGGCACGGACCTCTCCGCCATCCCGGCGCGGCGACCAGACGAAGTAGAGAGAGGACAGAAAGGGAACTGACATGCGCTATCGTCACACAATCGCAATGCTCGACGGTTCGAAGAACAAGAATTCGGCGAGTCTTATCTGTGGTCTCAAGACATCGGTCGCCATCCCAGCAGCCTCCGGCGCTGCGACGGGTGCCGTCGTCCTCAGTCCCGGTTCTTTCGCTGCCATCCCGACCCTCGTCGCGGCCGACGGTTCTGGCGCGACATTCGCGGCGAGCATGGGTGGACTCACCAGTGACGTCGCGGCTGCGGGAACCGGCTACGCTCCGGGTGATACCAGCACGCTGACGGGTGGTACAGGAACGAAGGCCGTCATGGCTGTCGATACGACTCAGCTCGTTTCCGTCGCAATCAACGCGAAGGGAACCGGGTACGTTCCCAACGACACGGTGCGTCTGGCGGGTGGGTCATTCAATACACGAGCCATCCTCACGGTCAGCACGACCGAGCTGGCATCACTCGCTCTCAACGCGCCGGGCACGGCCTACGTCGTGAATGATACTGTCACACTCGCGGGTGGGACTCACACAACTGCGGCGATCGCCACAGTCAGCAAGATCCAACTCGTCACCGTCGCCATGAACGCCGCCGGAACGCTCTACACACCGGGCGATGTCATCACTCTCGTCGGTGGAACCCACACCACCTCTGCGACGGTAATGGTCGACACAGTCGATGGAGTCACCGGCGCGATCACGTCATCTCACATCATTCAGGGCGGCGTCTACACGGTCGGTGCGACGACGTTCACCTCGAGCGGTGGTTCGGGGAGTGGCGCGACGTGGCAGACCGGCGTCTTCGGCATTCAGGCGTTCACCATCTCGAACGCTGGTGTCTACTCCGTCAACGCCGCGACCTTCACCCAGACCAGCACATCCGGCAGCGGCGTCGGCGCGACATTCCAGACCGCCGTCTATGCGATCCACGCCGTTACGATCACGACGGCTGGCTCCTACACGCTGAATACGGCCACCTTCACTCAAGCCTCCAGTTCTGGAGCTGGGACTGGAGCAACGTTCCAGACGGCGCTCTTCGGTGTCAACACGGCGCACATCTATCAGCCGGGTCTCTACTCTGTGCTGGCGAGCAACCCGATCAGTCAGGGTTCCAGTTCTGGAGCTGGAACTGGAGCAACATTCGACATCCTCACCTACGGCGTCGCGTCGATCGCCGAGAGCGGTGGTGGATCGGGGTATAACAACGGTAGTGCGATCACCGTCTCAGGTGATCTCACTGGCTTCCTCGGTGCCGTCACGACAATCGCTCAGGGTGCGTCGATCGAGATGGCAATCTCAGGTCTCAACAATACGGGCCTGTCGCCACTTCCGTCGGACTACGGCGTGTTCGTGACACCGAATGGACCGTGCAATGTCTCGGTGAACAGCAAGACGGCGAATGGGTTCAACGTCGTGTTCACACCATTCTCCGCCACGGCCTACGTGACGGCGTCTGCATTCGATCTCGCAATCTTCGCATAGGGAGAATTCCATGGCACTGACGAAGGAAGCGCGCGACGCGCTCCCAGAAGAGCACTTCGCTGTTCCGGGGAAACGCCAGCTACCAATCCAGGATGAGACGCACACGCGTCTCGCATGGGATATGGTTGATCGCACGAAGGGACTCACGCCCGGAGAGCGGAAGGCTGCGCGCTCGCACATCCTTCGTCGGGCCAAGGAACTCGGCATGGATACCAAGGGCTGGACGATCAAGGCGCTGGACATCAGCGCAATGGCTCTTTCAGTCCCGAATACGCCCGACCATCCGAACAAGATGCCCTTCTCTGGCATCTTGGTTCGGTTGGACGAACCGTCCGACGGCGCTCCCCACGGAGCGATGGGCTGCAAGATTCTACTTCCGGAGGCCGCCGCCGCTGCTGCCCTCCCATCACGACTCGGTATGGCCGTCAACTATCAGGGCGCTCAGCTCGTGGGTCACGACCCACAGGCAAAGATCGGCCTGATAACGGAAGCCACCATCGAGGAAGGTGCAATTCATATCAGTGGCTTCTTCTACGCGTCCGACTTTCCCGCAGTCACTACTCAGATCAAAGCCGAGAAACAGTTGCTCGGCTTCAGCTTCGAGGCTGAGAATATCCACCTCGAGAGTGCTGAGACAGACCCGCTGGTCATCAAGTCGCTCACGTTCACGGGTGCCGCCGTTCTTCAGAAAGCGAAGGCGGCGTATCAGACGACACGGATCGCGGCACATGCCGATGATCCCAACCAATCAACCAACGGAGATTTCACAGTGACTGAGTCTGAAAAAATCCTCGCGGCTATCGGTGATATCAGCGATCGCCTCGCAAAAGTCGAGTCGGGCGAGACAGCCCGTCTCGCAGCGGCCTCGGTGGCCGATAAGGTCCAGAAGCACGCCGACGCACTCCATCAGTGTGCCGACAAGATGGCAGCGGCGGGGATCGGAATGCATCCCACTCGCGGCCACGTCCAGGTTCTCCACCACATGGCCGACAGCCTGATGGCCGAAGCTCACAACGGGAACATGGCGGCTGCATACTCCGGTCCGAGCATGTACTCCTCGGCTGTCGTCGAGCCGACGAAACCCGTCGTGGTCGACCCGGAAGTGGCAGCTCTGAAGGCCAGCGTCGCTGACCTGACGACCAAGCTGGCCGACGTCAGCGCACGCCGCGCTGCCGAGACTCCGGCGCCCGAGCGTCGCACCGTCCCCGCTCAGATCATGAAGCTCTTGGCGAAGGAGGGTCTGGAAGTCCCCGAGGCGGGGAAGACCCTGGAGATCTCTGCGGTCGACAATGCCCTCAAGGGTATCCCCGATCCGCAGAAGCGTATGGAGATCAAGGCTGGTCTTCGCAACGCTGGCGTCCTCGCAGCCTAGCCCCAACACAGAACAAGGAAAGAAATCACAATGACGCGCAATATCGGGGCCAAATTCGTCACCCGCATGGAGGCCGACGCCGACTTTCTCGGCAACGGTGCCATCGAGACAAATATGTACGAGACCGAAATTTTCGACCTCGTGCGTCGCAGTTCGCCCACTGCTCAGCGATTTGAAGCTCCTCCGGCGACCGGTCATCCGCATCGCTACTTCGAGGAAACTTCAATCCAGACTGCAACATTCACCGATCCTCGCAACATCAGCCCGACTCCTTCCAGCCCGACACGTATCGAGCAGTCGGTTCTGGTGCGCGCCCTCGTCGATCAGACCAACTTCTCTCTGTTCGACGTCGACGTGACCCGTCAGCAGGGTCAGTTCGCCTATCTTGAAGCCAAGGACATCAACGATCTCATCAACTCCATCATCGTCCTTCGCGGCAAGGCACTCTGGA